TATCTATATATATATAGTGCAATCGCATGCAATCGCATAGACATAATCGGACGTACTGATAATCAATGAGTTACGACGATGGAAATACGTCGGGAAATACGTCGGATTATGCGATTTATGCGATCGCATTTTTCGCATGTTTTCGGAGGTGTTTTTACTGGTCTTCGGGATAGTCTTTTCCGACCGCATGGAGGGCGTTCATTTCGCGTTCGGCGCGTTCTGCTCCGGGGAGCTGGAAGGCTGCGAATGTCTCGGGTGAGAGTCCGATTTCTCCGACGATGTAACGCTGCGTCATGGAGATGTTGGGGACGTTGCCTGACATGTGTCCCATGCAGAGGGCTATCTGTTCGATGGGGATGCCTTTGATCGCGAGGTTGGTGGCGAAGGAGCGGCGACCGGTGTGTGAGGAGACGAACTCCCACTTGTGTCCTCTCTGCGTGCGTCCTGCGCGGAAGACCTTGGTGATGGTGTCTATTCCGCATGCCCGGCAGATGTCGCGTATGTTGTCGTTGTAGCACCTTACGGAGATTTCTCTCGGCTCGGTGGGGGAGGTCCGTTGCAGATAGATGCGCAGCCACGGATGGATGGGGACCTTGACGACGGTCTTGGTCTTGTGCGAGACGTATGTGATGATGCGTCCGTCCTCGCTGATGTTGTCCGGCGAGAGTGTTAGGCAGTCGGAGAGGCGTGCTCCGCACAGGCATTCGAGCATGAAGATGCGCTTGGCGTGCTTGGCTGCACGGGTGCGTGGCGTGAACTCGTGGATGCGCCGTATCTCGTCGTCGGTGAGCGCTACGGACTGCGACGGGACTTTCTTTGTGCGCAGGACTGTCCCGAAATTGAGTGACGGGACGGGCTTGGAGGAGTTTTCGCGTATGATGGCGTTGACTTCGGCGAAGATGGTCTTCGCTGAGTTTGGCGCGTATGATGACGCTATCTCCTCTCGGAAGTCGCGTAGGTTGTCGTCGGTGAGGTCTTCCCACATGGGCGGTCGTCCGACTATGCCCTTGAAGATGTTGACCACCTTTACTCGTCCCGGATGTTTCCATATCCAGGCTCCGTAGAAGGTGTGGCGCCAGGGATAGCCGTCGTATGTGGCGAAATAGCCTTGTCGGATGGCATTGGCGTACTTTTCCTGCTGTTCGGGAGTGAGCATCTCCTGCCAGCGTCTTGTCTTGAGTTGTGTCATAATATGATGGATTAAGACTTCCTCATCTCTTTCCCTTTTGCAAAGGTATAATATTATAATATAATATGGATGAGGAATGGATGGTTTAACTTGGTTTTAACATTGTGCGCATCTGGATGTGCTTTTTGGCATTAAACGGAAAATCCGCAATAAGGGACTTTTTGTGTCGGTTATTGCGGATTCATTGGAATACGATTTACTGGTTGTAAAACAGATTTTTGAGATGATATTTTTCTACGATGCTGTCTTGTAGAGCAACAAAGACAAGCATGGAATAAGTATCGTTTCCCCAACCTGGAGCAGCCTCAGACTTGGTTATGGTGAGAGAAACCGTTTTTGTAGGAGATTCCCATGTGTATTCTTGAGATTTCCTCTTAAACAGCTTCTGGTCGTCTTCTTCCGGTGAACCTACAGTCATTTTGTACTGGCGGGCAGACATGTACTTGAAGAATTTGGTTACATCGGACTGAAAAGCGTCTTTGTTAGCATAAGGATCGCTGATGTACGACAAGCTGTTGACACGACCATCCTTATGGCGTATTAAAGCCTGACATTTAAAGGCTATACCTGCAAATGTGTTGTCAGTAAGCAGATAGAAGTTTTCGTAGTCTATCTCTGGTACTGCCAATCCTTTCTTCACAAGATTAAGGACGGTGTCTCCCATCTGGATTTTTTCATTCAGGTAAAGACTACTGTCTGCTTTTGGGAGGTTCTCGGCTTTTGATGGATTTCCTTCACAAGAGAACGACAGGGCAACAATGGCGAGCGGAATAAATGGAAGCATTTTTGATTTCATAATTTTAAGATGATAATTGTTATAAGTGTGGCCTCTGTAATTTCAAGATAGGTTGCGAGACTACAAAATATTTAAGAGAGGAAGTTTGCATAATAGTTGTAAGTGGCTCAGGTGGGCCTTACTGGGCCTATCTGAGCCTCTTTAGGTGATGGGCCTCGCTGGGCCTCTTTATCTGATGTGGTCGGCTATGCGGAGGACCTTGTGCTTGCGGTGGAGGTCGGCAATCTCGTCGCGGAGCTGTTCGATCGTGCGCTTCAATCCGGCGTTTGTGGCATCTCTGCGCTCGATTTCGGCATGGAGGTTCTTGACGGTGTCCTGTAGCTTGCCGATTCGGTAATTGAGCATATTGTTGTCGCTCTTCGCTTTTTCTGCCTGCCTTTGGAACTCGGCTTCTCTTTCGCCTGCGTTGCTCTTTCGGAGGGTGTCGTTCTCCTTTCGGAGCTTGTAGATGAGGTCGAGGAGCTTCTGGTAGTTGCGTAGGATGTGGAGCATCTGGCGCTCGAATGGTACGTCTTCGTTGATTTTTCTTTGTGGTATATACATATTATAATGTCTTTAAAGTCGGTTTTTCTCTTCTTGTGTGATGGCTCCGCCTCTTGTCGGTAGGCTGTCGAGGACGATGCCTTTGTAGGACTTGGCGTGATGGGCTTCGAGGATGTCGGCTTCCGCATGATCGTCCAGCATGCACCATAGCAATTCCTTACCTTGTTTCGGCTTTAAGGTCAGAACGACCCACGGATAGAGGAAGCTGTCGGCGTCTGTGATAGTATACATTTGTTAAAACTGTTAACGTTTGTGAATGGATATCGCATATTGGTTTTTTAATGACTAAATTTGCAATGTCTTCGGAGGGGCTATTTAAATCGTACCTTTATGGAATCGCGATTTTTTAATTGTACCTTTATGGAATTGAAATAAAAGACACCCTCCGTTGACTGTCAGCCTTCGGGCTGTGGATTGAAACGCTCACAAAGAGCTAATTTCTACTATCGTAGATTCGAGACCGATGGTCTTGCGTAGCCCGGCTTAGGTCGGGCTTTTTATTCCTCCTCGTCTTCCTCCTCACAAATATTCTGATATTTGTCGCTGTTGCTCACAAGGTCATCAATAGCAGATTTTAGAGTATAATCCTTTTTGGGATAATAGGCTTCATCGCTTTCTAAATCATCATAGAAGTCGAATCCGCGTTCATCCTCAGAGGCTCTAAGTATACCTCCGTCAGGATCTAAATAGAAGCCAAAGATATAATCGTCTTTACTCCAGCCTCCATAAATATTGATTTCAAAACCATCATAATCAACAGTAACATGGTCAATATATCCTATAAACTTTAGACCATCATTATCACCAACAGCAATATAAAGGATTCCTTCCTCGTCCTCGCGCAAATCATACCATGCTTCGTCCTCGTGATTCTTGTACCACTTAGACACCTCGCCGTCGTATTTAAAAGACGACCACAGATAATAATATAAACGATCTTCTAATATCTCGCTATCGAAAAGGTCTTCACCAAACTTCTTGTATTCCGTTTTATCAGGCGAACTGTTTACGCTTTTCAATTCATTAAAACCTGCTATCCCATCTATTTCAAGCATATCTTATGACTTAACCGTGATGTCGAGGGCTGAATGGTTTTTTTTATGATAATTCGTTATTGTCTCCAATAACATCTGTAAGTTTTTTGACGAGGATGTTGCAAGCCTTAGACAGGCTGTTCGCGCTCTGGCGAAGAAGCATCATGTCTGATACAACGTCAGCGTCTTGTACGCCATCATGGTTAGGATATGCCAAATCTACCATCTCTAAGCCATGATTACTAACCAAGTCATTGATTAACTCGTACACCTTCTCAACTTCATTGTTTACCGTATTCAGGTTTTCTTTCTTCATATTGTTCCGCTTTACTGTTAGTTAATATGTTCGTCAATACTCTGGTCGCAGATGGCTCTCTCTAAGGTCCAGTCTGCCTTGGGGTATTCTCCCCATCCTGCTCCGCAGTTGTTGTCAACGTACCAAAGTTCATCATCCTCCTTGACGGTTGCCACATGATAACGATGCAGGGGCGAGAAGAAGGCATCCTGATTGTGGTCGTAACAAACATCAAAAGATCCGTCTTCGTTATCGCGATAGCAATAACCAGTCTTTATTAACTCTTGTTCTATTGTTGTCATATCGTTCCGCTTGCCGTGTTGCGGTAGGGCTTGGTTATTTAGGGCCTCCGAAGAGGCTGTTTTAGGGTTAGACGAGGGTGACGGTGTAGGAATCGTGTTTCAGCCATTTGTGTTTACGACTGACGATAAAACCTGCCATCTTGAGGAGGGCTACGGCATTAGTGACGTAGGGTTCGTCAACGATGATGTACGGGGAGCAGACGTATTCATCAGTACCTCCGAAATACCCACCAAGGAAGTGCGGGAATATGTACTTGTCGAATCCTGGCCCCAAATAGTCATTGTATACGCCTTCTGTGCTTGCAGCAAAGCCGCATTCCGGCGCGTCCTCATAGTCGAGGAAGCGAACTGATATGATACTGAGTCTTGCTGACACATCGTTCTTCTGAAAGAACTCGACTACTGCGTTCTGAAATCCCGCAGTGTCGAATGGCGGGGCTTTGAAACCCTTTTCTTTAAGAATGTCCTGTGCTCGGACAAATTTGGTTACTGACATAATTGTTTTATTGTTTGGTTGATAGCGGCGAAGTGTGCCTCGCTACGCCTCTTCAGGCTGGCTGTGCTAAGATTGTGAATACAAAGGTAGTGATTTTTGCGATTATCGGACAGCCTTTTGGTGATGTTTTTTTGAATAAAAAGCGGACACGCTCTGAGGATGTGTTGCATTTCTGTAAGTGAATGATCGAAGACCGTTCTGAGAAACAGATCTATACCGGCAGATGCTGCTGGTAAAGATCTGTTGATGCAAACAGTCTGGAGTGAATGAATCCTCCTTGCGTGTCCTGCGGGATGCAATTCCCGTGGTGCGGACTTCTCATGAGTGGCGGCACATGGCTGTAGGTGTGTGATGTATCCAGAACGTGTGCGGGATGTGTGAGGCGGATGCCGCCTTGAACATCCCGCATTAAAGCTCTGGATGCTGAACGGGACTCTCTTGAAGAACGCTTCCCTGTGCTTGGGATGATTGGGGCTGAGCCTCACTGGACCTTCCTAAGCCTCCTTGAGGGGCGGGCTGTGATGTCTTGGCACGTGTCTTTAGGTGAATGATGTTGCCTGCGTAGCAGAAGGCAGCGGTCCCAGTGGGTAACACTCGGGACCGTGCCTTCTTGCTATTGCCGGTAGCTGAATGTGACATCCTTGCTGCGCGATGCCCTGTGCCGGGCTGGTGATGCGGCTCTTAGAGATTGGCTACGAGGGTGTCGTAGGCGGCTTTGCTGGTAAGCAGGGCCTTGCGTGCGCAGCCTAATGTGAGATAGCCGGTGATGATGGGGGCGGTCTTGCTGCGGTTGGCGGTGACGTTTCGTCCTCGTCCTCGCTGTATGCAGCCGACCTGCTGATTCTTGACGAACCCTATGCCTCCTATCTTTCGCTTGCCCGTCTTGACGGCTCGGAGGCAGTCCATGACGAACGTGTTGAGCGTCTGGACGTCCTCTTCGGCGTTTATGATGGGCAGGACCTGCGTGGACCATGAATGTCCTTCGTACCCCTTGTATAGATAGCGGTTGACGGAGTTTATGGCTTTTTGCAGGGTGACGTCACGCTTCTTGACTGTGCGCTTCTCGATTTCCTTCTGAAAAGTCTTGATGCGCGTGGACGAGAGCGAGATGCTGCTGCCCTTGATGGAGAATCCGAGGAACTTGAACCAATGGTCAGCGTCGAGGAATTCTACCTTCTTGGGATTGAGCTTCATCTGCATCTTCGCCAGCTCTTCCTCCATGATGCGCTTGGCTTCCTGCCAGTCCTCGCCCACGAAGATGGCGTCGTCCGAATAACGGCAGTAGACGCCGCGGAGACGGGACAGGCGCTCGTCGATGTGATAGAGGACTACGTCGGCAAGCCATGAGGCTACGCTGCATCCCTGCTTGAGCGACTGGTATTTCTCGGAGAGAGTGCCGTCGGTGTCGAAATAGAGATTGCAGTGGTAGTAAGCGCGTAGGACGTCTATCAGTGCGGAATGACCGTGACGAAGCTCTACCTGATCGAACGCCCAGTCGATGTACGACAGGAGCACCGTATCGAAATACTTGGACAGGTCGGACTTGAAACCTCCGATGCGTCCTTCCGCGAAGGATATATGTCGGGATATGTTCTGTACGACGCGTCCGCATCCGATGCCCTTCTGATATGATGTGCAGCAGGGATGGACCATTTCGGGTGTCAGCTCGAAGAGGAGGTCGTTGGCAATGGAGAGGAGTATGCGGTCGGCAGGCTCGTTGATGTAGACGGTGCGGAATTCTCCGTTGTCCTTCGGTATGAGAGCCGTGTGAGGTGGCATTATCCTGTACTTGCCGTCGCGTATCTTCTGATACATCAAGGCACGTGCCTCGGGTGTGGTGAGCTGATAGAGCGTGGCTTTGTTGATGTCCTTGTCGAGTCCTTTCTGTATGGCGTACTGCCAACGCTCGGACTGGAAGGCCATCTGTAAGATTTTGTCTTCTTTCATAATTCTTTGGATTTTATGGTTAATAGAGCGTGAAACATTATGTTTCACGCGGTTTTGGCGGTGCAGCCGTGGGCTTGGAGTCTGGCTGTAGGCGAATGATCTGACGACTGCGGTTCGAGATCAGGACCCAGCCACGGTGTTAACCTGGCTGGCGCCTGATCTTAGAGAGCAGCGTGTGAACGATGCCCACCCACTGCACGGCGGTGACTTTCGGGGTGATGACGGACTATCGGTCAGCCCACTCGTCAATCTTGGCGCTCACGGACATTTCAGAGTCGGCGATGAGCTGCTTGAGCACGCCCAGCAAGCGCCATTCCTCATCTGCGCGGGCATACTCGGCAGCCTTGCTTTCGATATGCTCAAGAGACTTGGCTTCGGACATATTGCGACGGCCCTGCTTGAAGTGTGCTCCGTGGAACAAGACCATGTTGCGCATGGTGAAGTAGGCGCCGGAACCCTTGTAGGCATTGATGAACGCCTCGGACTGCTTGGTGTCGGCAGGGAGTCGCTTCATAAGCTTGTTGAACTTGACAACAAGACGATAGAGACGTTCTCCGTTGACGCCATTCATTGCAAGGGCAAGGTCGCGGAGAGGGCTGTAAAGCTTGGACTCCAAGTCAGAGACGAAGATGTTCTCGCTGCTAAGACGCACGTAGGGCTTGCCCTTGCAAGTGTGAGTGCCTTGGCGCAACAGCTTTTCGATGTAAGAGCGGAGCTTCTGAACATAGTCGAACACCATGTATGAAGCTACCCTGCCGTTGAACCAAAGGGCACGCTGCTCGTAGCAGACCTTGTCCTTGTGCTTGAGCATCTTGTACTGGTCGAGCAGTTCCTTCTCAAGCATGCGCCACTGATAGGCGTAGCCCTTGTCCTGCAAGAGGGCGTTGAAGGAGACGTTCTGACGCTCCATGCGGTCGAGCATGTGGAACATCTGTGACATTACCCAACGGCGGTAGAGCGTGTAGTTGCGGATGTGACCTCCTCCTGCGATGCTCGCGAAGACGGGATCGTCGTCCGTAACCTGTACGGGGACTCCGTCAACGACCTTGACGACCATCTCCTCTCCCATAGGGAAGTAGTTGGAAACGTCCACGCCTGCTGCCTTGAGAGCTGCGATGCGTGCTGCCGCTGACTTCGCCTTTGGCGCTGCTGCGTTCTGCGACTGTGCCTGTGTGTCGGCGTTAGCTACCTCTGTCATTGTGAACTCACCTGAAATGATAAGATTTCTCTTTTTCATAATTCAAAGATTTAAAATTGTTAATAATGTTGGTTGATTGGTGGGCGAGGGGATGCCTCGTCCTGTTTTTGGGGTGTCCTTAATCTTCTTTTGACTTTGGCTCTACCCATTGTCGGAGGATGATGAGGTCCTTGTCGTTGGGTGACTGCCAGAACCAGCTGCCCCACTTGCTTTGCCATTGGAGCTGTCCGTCAAACAACATGAGAAGGACGAAGACTTCGAGCTGGCAGCGTGCCACTTCGCGAGATACACCGTAGAGCATATCGTGGTCAGAGAGGTCTTTCTCAGGGAGAGCCTTGAAATAGCTGCGTCGGTGTGACTCGGAGCGCTCAGAGGGGATGGAGTGCTTGTACTGCTGGTAATACCTTTCGATTTCGCGGAGCATAACGGACCCGTTGAGAGGGAGGATATTGACGTTGTCGAGACTGACAAGCTCTCTGTCCAGACGGAGTGTGCGCTTCTCGAAATTGACGGTGAAACGTGAGCCGAGTTCTACGGCTTGTGAGACGTTCAGCATAAATTGCGTGTGTGTCATAATTCTTGATGTTTTGGTTTGTTGGCGGTACACTCAAAGGGAATGTCGCATGGCTATATGGCGTTGATGTTATCTCGTGTGTAGCACGCGGAGATGTCTGAGTGATAGCTTCAGGCATCTCGCGTATCTCACACGAGTAACCAAATAAACCCTCCTTGTGTACCCATTCAGGCTGCGATACCTATTGCTGGTTCATAATCATGTCTTGATGGTTGATGATGTGGCGTGACGAAGACTTGGCGCATTACTGTAGGTCGTTGATGTATCCAGCGGTAGACTCATCCGGGAAATGCGCCGCAACGTGCGGCGGTGTCCCGGATGAGACGCTGGAGACTGAATCCTGTCTTCGCTCACGCCTGTTTTAGGCTGCGCTACCTGTGTAGGTGTTATTGATTATTGTGCGCAGTCATTAGCTGCGCTGTTTAGGTAATGTGATTTCGCTGCACGGAAAGCATTGACTTATGGGCCAGTAAAAGCTGTTGTCTATGCCAGCAACCCCCCGGTCTTCATATAGGTGTGTTACAACGTGCTCTCGGGATTGAGAATGAATGTCACAATATACCTTCATACCGATTTCTATTTTCTTCATATCTATAATTGTTTTGGTTGAACTTGCAGAGGGATTGCTCCCTCTGAGGTTTAGGCGTAGATGTTGTGCGTCTCGATGAGGCGCTTGTACTTCTTGGGGAACTTGTCCCAACCGTTGTAGACCTGTACAATCTGGCAGGAGGACCAGGAATTGAGAGCGTACTCGTAGATGTAGTAGCACTTCTTTTGTCCCGTGTCGTCATAGAGAATCCAATCGCCTGAAGCAAGTGAACCCTCGCTGAGGTGGATGGCATAACCGCCCGCCTCCTCGTAGCGGGAGACGAGGTCGTCAACGTAATGATAGTCGCAGCTGAATTTTCTCATAATTTATATAATATTTGGTTCTTGATGTTCCGTTGTCGGTGTCGCTCCGATTGTGGTTTCTTTCCCCAACGGATAAGCCATGCTACTACGTTTTAGGCAGGAGAAGCTCTGAAACCGAAAATATAGCCATTGTCGCGCATTTCACGTGCGTAATCCAACGCCTTGCTTCTCGAACTGAATATCTGCGGAGTCATGCAATAACCCCACGAAGTCCACATCTCCAATTTTGTTCTGACAGGTTTTCCCATAATACTTTGTTTTGTTGATTATATAATCTATTGTTAACCAATTTCAAGTATTCTAAAAAGTTCGCTTCCCGAACTTTTAGAATCCTCGCATGGCAGGTATTCTACCTTTGTTATTACTTCTATCTTTACGTGATAATTCTCTGCTTGCTTGCACGCAGCATCTGTTATCGCTTTGACAATCGCATCATAAGCATGAATATTGTCGTGGTGTACTACGATAGTAATAGCATCATTGTGTAAATCTTCCATATTCTATATTACATGTTTTAGGTTATACTTGCACTCTCCGCGAGGGAGAGTCTTTTTTAGCTTTTACATGCGGGTAGGACTTACGACTCGCACGCTGTAATAAGGTGTATTGAAGGGGTATTTGACCTCGTTGACGCAATACATCACGGAGGGCGTGCTCATAGTGAGCGTGTCTTGACAAATGACATTGGCGTTCATGCCGTGAGCCATGAGATTGAGGGCGCACATCTTGCAGGCTATGGGGTCAACGTCTTGTGCAATGTATCGGAAACGGCGTCCTTCCGAATGGTCGAGGCTGCTCTTCTCCATATAATGAGCGAGAAGGAGACGACCGCTGCCAGAGGCGCAGTCGTTGACTATACCGCTCTGCTTTTCGTTCAACGAAGATATGCGTGACATGATGTCGGCTACGCTTGGCGGTGTGAAAAACTGTCCTGTATGAGACGCCTTGCCACGTGTGAGATACAGCTCCTCGTAGAGTATGCCGAACACGTCAAGCCACTTGCCTTGCTCCATAGCTGTAGCAACGTCTGTGAGCCACAGGGTAGCGAGACCGGCAAATTCGGGACACTTTTGTGTGCAGTCAAGAAGATGCTGATGATAGGTGTCGGGACCGGACTGGAAAGCCTTTACGCTGAAAAACTCGAGCAGATAGTCGAGGAAATCATTAAGAGCCAACTCGTGAGGACGATGATTCTTTTCTGCCTGTGCAGAAATGATGTCGATGTACTTTTTCTTTTCCATAATTCTTGTTTTTTAATGGTTGATAATAGAAATCCCCACTCTCTTTGTTGAGGGTGGGGATTGAGTTTCAGGCGATAAGCTTTCTTAGTAGTTTCTGTGCAGATAGGATGCACAGATTTGCTTAGACTTAATAACCACGATACAGGATTCTCTTGACAAGCGGATACTCGTAATCTCCGTTCTGCGCTACGCAATAGGTAAAGCTTGGCTTGTTGTTCCAAAGCTCGACCCACAGACGGGAAAGTATACCACGGTTGAGTATTCTATTGTACTTCATGTTGTGGAACACCGTGTCGTACTTTCTTTTCTGACAGCACAGCGTATGGCAGAATCCGTCAGACAGCTCACGTAGGGCGTCGTCGGTAAGCTCAAAATCAATCCACTCGCCGGACTTGCGGTCGTATACTTTCCGCTTGCTCAGAAAATCATCCATTGTAAACTGCTTCTTGTCGTACGCTCTAAGCAGACCGACAAGAGTCTTGTAAGTTTTTTTCTTCATAATCGTATGTTGGTTGGTAATGTTCCTGTGTGTTATCCACACAGGATGATTCGGGCAGCAATGTGCTAATCGTGATAAGCTATGCTCACGATTTCGATTATGGCACGATGGAAGTCACGCTCCGCGCGTGGGTCTTCGTAACCGGTCATGCGGTTGTTGTGCATCTTACGGGCTGCAATCTTGGCTCTGCTGATTTCTGCGAGCAGTGTGCGCTCGAAATTCTTGTCGCAATTTCTGTCTCTAAGCATAATTCAAATTGGTTTTTATGGTTTGTGTGTGCCTCCGTGAGGGGAGGCTTTTCTGCTCGGTTACTTTTCGTCCGTGTTGTACTCGAAGATGATATTGCCAGAGCGTATGTCATTGAAGTACACGGCGATGGTGCTCAGCTTTGTGTTAGCATCAAGGGAATTTTCGTTGACACCGGTGCGGACGATTTCGAGCCATTGGCTAATCCGCGACTTGATGTCCGAGCTGAGAGGATGGTCGAGGACTTTGAAGCGTACGACGTTTGAGCCGTATATGTACGACATCTTGACAACGTGACGATGGACAAATCCTATCAGCACGCCGTGTCCGTCGCAGCAATACGCATTATCGTCGAAAAGGTCGTCGAAGAGAACGTCGCTGCATAGGTCTTTCTCGTTGATAGGGCAGGGAATTTCTGTTTTCATAATTCTTGCGGTTTTGGGTTGATAATTGTTAAGGATGCTACTTGCTGACAAATAGCATCCTTATGTTCAGGCGATGCGGTAAGCGGAAACGACATGGTCGTAAAAACCACGCGCGGTGTCTTCATCCATGAGAGGAGAGTCTACGAGCGCATGACCGATTTTGTCATTGATACACACGCTGTATCTGTCTCCCCACGTCCACTTTATAATCTTCACGGTGTACTGATAGTTGGATTTCTCGTCTATCACGTCACAGGCGAGCAATGGGTCGTTCGTCAGGATTTCATCTAACTCATTTCTTTCCTTTTCTGTCATAATTCTTGCGGTTTTGGTTTGTAGAAATCCTTACTCTTACGGGTAAGGATTGTTTTGGGCTTGTTAGTGTTTGTCGAACATGAGCATGTCTACCATTCTGTAGAATGTATATCCGTCAACTTGGTTGTAGATGAATCCGATGAAACGACGGCGGGATTCCATGTTCAATGAGCGGTAATAACTCTTGAAAGTGGAATAGTTCCCGTTTACCCATGCCTCCCAAATAAGGTCCATCATTTCCATCTCGTCATGTACTTCGTAGTACTTTGCCTGCTGGAGCAGCGTCTTGCTTCTTCTTGTCATAATTCTTTGTTTGTTGGTTGATGGGAGAGGAGCACACAGGCTCCTCCTCTTTAGGACTTGCTCAGACTGACTCGAAGTGCGCCTTGATGAGATTCTTGCATCCTTTCAGCAGATTCTTAACGTGACGCCGGTCTGAGTACTGAGGGAATTTGAACGACACACACCGCATCTCACGACCTTTTATCTGGTCTTGTATGCTTGTGTTGAGGAAGACTGTGGCGGAGATTTCTCGTCCGCTTGTCTCTACGTCCATGCACATGTTCGGCTGACGATAGACGGCAGCCTGCAAATCCTGCAATCGGGAAAGAACGAGTCGCATGCGTGTCTCATCCTTGAGTCTTTCGTATTCTGTCATAATTCTGTGTTTGTTGGTTCGTAGTGGGGGAGACTGGCTCCCCTTGGGTTAGGCATAAATAATTGACCTGCCATGAGTATTACGTAATACTTTCAGGAGATGCGGGTCTGAATTGTGATACTTACGTATATACTGCTCACACTTCTGCTTTGTATCAAAGTAGACAACTTCGTGTGGGTTGTTAGGCTTCACGCAAAACCACATTCTACCACCGAAAACATCTCCAATGCCACATGGCACCACTTCAAAGCGTGGGTAGACTTTTGTTTCTTCGGAATATACGTTATCGTAACATGCGTAAACCTCCATTGGAATACCATACACTTTTCTTTCGTCTGCATCATGGATAGCCTCCATTTTTGCAGAAGTGCAATTATTGTTAGTTGCTGAATAACTGCACAATACACCTCCGTCAGTTGGGTCGACGAGTACATAGCCCGTCAATTTTTTTGTTTGTTCCATATTCTATAATTTTGTTGGTTAATAGTAGCGGAGTTGTATCTCCGCTTGTTTAGGCTATCTGCCGAAGTATTTGCGCTCGAAATCTTCGTAACTCTCGCAGTTGAAGACAATCGCAACGCATTTCAAACCACGGGCATTTAAACTCTGTTTGACTTCTTTTGTAAGTTGTTCGCCTGTGTACACCTCAAAAGGAGGGAACACGAAATAATCCTGTGTCATAATAATTCTGTTTTGGTTAATAGACCCCACAATCGTGGGGATTTTTTAGGCTGTGGCTTACTTGCCGGATTTCTCGTTCACGTAGGCTACAAGGCGCTCGAACTTTGCGTCGTTTTCTTCTGTGCTGTAGAACGGATTGAATGAGAAATACTCATTGTAAGTGAGGGAATCTACATCTTTCTTGTCCTCTATGTATTCAACGCAAACGCCGATTTGGGCAGACATGCAGGGATTTATCACAATAGATATGCCCAGATGCTTGTCAAAAAATGTTCTTCTCTGCATCTCCTGTATTTTTGGGAGGATTACTTTGGCTATCCTCTCAGACTCTGTAAGCTTTTTCTTTTCCATAATTCTCTTGTTTTTATTGGTTGTCCTGAGCCGTGACACGCACAATAATCGTACTGCCACGGCATTTTCAGGCGATGAAGGCTACAGTGAGGAATTTTCCGTCATAACTAAGAAATTCGACGTGTGTATACATTTCCTGCATCTTTGCGAAAACTCTTTCCATAAACGCTGCACCTTTGCACTCAATTCTTCTTGTACTCATAATTTTGTAATTTAATTGGTTTGTAGAGGTAGCCAAACGGCTACCCTTTTTTAGACTAACCTCGTTTTTCGAGGGCTACACTGACGAAATAAGGAAGACTCTCACATTTTACCTCGTTCCATTCGCAGTTAACAACGGCACTCACATACTTGCTCTCCTGCTTGTGAATAAGACGGGTAATTGTACTTCTGCTTATAGTGGAAGATTTTTCCACCTCAAAACTGGCGTGAACAATATGTCCGTCCTGGGTAAAATCAACAAGTCCCTGTTTTCTCGCTACTGCGACAATTCCGTGAAAAGCGTTGATAAAAACGTATTTCTCACCATCAAAATACACGTCGATGCGTGTGTGGTACTCTTGCGTCTTAAAGTATTCCATAATTCTAATTTTAGTTGTTAATGATGTGCGGACGCATCATTTGCGATACGTCCCTTTTAGGCTTAGAAACAACGCGGACGAGAGAAATGACGTTCTATCTCCTTCGCCTTTCTGTCTGCTTTCGCAGCTCTCCGCGAATACTCACGCTCGTCAAGGTGTCTTCTCTCACACTCCGTTGAAATAACTCTCTTGTAGCTTGCCACAATCGCAGCAAGAAACATTCTGTCTCCGTTTGTCATAATTCTTTTTGTTTTGGTTGATAGAGCCACCCAAATAAGAGTGGCGTTTTGGCGTGAACTATTCGCTGACATTGAAGAAAAGAACTTCTTCTTTGTCGTTGATACTCAGATGTAAGTCAGGAGAGAGCGTGTCAATTATACCCATCTTTTCATGGTTCCATTTGTAGACCGCTATCCACACTCCCACAGGAAGCGTGTGACTTTCTCTCGTTCCGTAGAACTCTTTTGTGTCAACAGGGCTGACGTGCCAATAGATGTTCCACTGACCATTGTCAAGTCCTTCACATCTGATTGAGTCAATCAATACAAATGTCTTGTACTTCATAATCCTTTGTCTTTAATGGTTTGTTAGTTTGTGCCGTGTGTGGAATCGAACCACGCTTCACGCCTAAAATCGTGACACGGCTACCGGCTGTTGAAAGTCGCCAGCTCATACTTAACGTTTTTCCCAACGTGACATATAAACGTACGCCACACGTGGAGTCCTGTTTTCCTGTGTATCCACTCCGCTCACGTCTTGTGATTTTACGACTTCACCAAGCTTTGTCGGTGGGATAGAGCGCCCTTTCTCGCTATGTTTAGAGTACATTCTCTCGATTCCACTCTTTCAGTCCTTTCTTTGTTTTATGAGGTAGGAAACGGCTCAAAGGGAAATTCTAACCGCAAATCTGTAAGACTACCTAAGACTAATGAGGTCTTTTGTTCCGTGCCACGACTCGAACGTGACGAGAGCCTGTTTTTTCTCTCACGGAGATAATTCTATTCTGTGGGTTAATTATCGTACTACCCCAAAACAGGGTAGCAATTAAGGCTCAACACTTTCCAAGCACAATTTTCGTACTGCTCAGGATTCTGAACTCGGCTTGAGGAGGATCTTTTCCAAGCGCTCATTCTCACGCACGAAATTCTTGAAGAATCCGTTGCCAATTTTCGTACTGCTCCAGAAATAGAGCAGAAACAATATGTAAAGGATTCCAAGCACACTGATTATCGTACTACTTAAAATAAGCAGACACGGAACAAGCTGAAGGTTTCCAAGCACAATTATCGTACTGCTACGTAAAATCTGTCTCTTTGTCATAATTCTGAATTTTAATGGTTAACTGGAAGGTAGCCAAACGGCTACCCTTTTTAGGAGGATTAGAAATACCTGTCACGCAGGTATAACACATAGTTCTTGAATCTACTTATATATGGGTCACGGGCAGCAAAACAATGGTTAGCAAAATCCGCACGTGTCAAAAATCCCATGTTGTAGACTTCAATGGCGTGCTCAATCTCTGAGTACATAGCCCATAAATTTACATTCGTTGTTTCCATAATTCTTTTAGGTTTGGTTTGTAGACCCCACAATCGTGGGGATTTTCTTAGGCTATACGGAGATGTTTCGCGTACGTTCCGTATTTGTCTACAGCTGGATGCTCAGACGTGCGCTCTGACGAGTCTATTAGCTCCACGTTTACACCGCCGGCGTCCTTCCATTCCGTGAAATATTTCCACGCTTCCTCGAAGTTGTCAAAACTTCTGCAATGTACGTGCGGATGCACACCGCCTACAACACAATAGCGTTCTTTGTAATACTTGCTCATAATTCTATAATTTAATTGGTTATTAATTGTAGAGCAGCCACAAGGACTGCCCTAATTTGCCTTAGGACGTGCATCTTGGCACCGTGTTTGTCAAAATATTACTCCGAGTAACCAGCTCGTCGAGTTACGGCTTGCGCCGCACGGCTCACACCCTACCACGTAACGCAGTGGCAGCGTCAGTTTTCTTTGCAGTTATACTAAAAAACTGCATAGTGTTTTAGATGTCTCCACATCGGTATGTTAGTTGTTGCAGAGCCGTAACGTATGAAACATACGTTCATGTAGGTTGCTCACTCTATCCACCACGATAGAGGTCGATTTCTCACGAATCTCACGTGAACGCTCTTAAAACGTAGAATATGAATTATGAAACTCTCCCTTTGTTTCAAATTTCGTAGTTCAAGACCTTTCCGTATATTTCCTTATAGAAAAATCCTGCTTGCGAAATCCCATAACAAAGGGCGTGGCACGTCCGACACGTGTCACCATTTATGAAAATAAAACCTTAGAACTACTTCTTTTGGAATTTAGCACGCTTTGTCAGAAAAGACATAGCGAGGAACACCCACACACCACGATGAGGTATCCAAAAACGTGTGGGGAAAATTTGTAGTGGGGAGAATCCAGTAAGGGAGAAAAATTGCTCTGGAAAAATAAGGACGCAAAAAACCGCTTGCAACTCAAAATGAATTGCAAGAAAAATTTAAGTAGAGCGACAAATAACCGCCCTACTTAAATTTAGACTTGTTGTAGGGTGGCTATTATAGCCACCCCTGTGTAATGTCTTCTAAATTTTGAGAAGTCCGGCAAGATACATTTTTTCGGCTTGCTCTCTCGTTATGCCAAAGTCCTGTATAGCTGCATTGAGTGCACGTTCTTTGCGTGCAAGTTCGGAAGAACGTCTTGCGTATTGCTGCATGAATACGAACGCCTTAGCGACAAAACTGTTAACCTTATTAGGGGTGTTAATGAGTTTTGGCATTCCGTTTAATAGTCCTAAACCGTATAATTTGCGGTATGTGAACCACTTTCCTGTATTGGTGCGTTCTGCTACTTCCAATACTGCAACCGCTACAGCCTTCTTAAAAGCCTTAAGCGTTTGGCGGTCTTCGTTCACGGTCTTGAGTTGGTAAGCCTCAAAACGGGCTTTTGCTTTCTCATAGTCCGTGGAAAGTTGCTTATAGCGTCCATCCGTCTCGTTAGCGTCCGTTATTGTCTCGTTGATAGCCTGTGTTAAGTCGTCAACGAGACCGCCACAAGCGCCTACTACCCACGGGCGGAACATCTCAACGTATGAAGGCTCATCCTGTGCCTTTGCCAACTTTTGGGCGTTCTCAACTGTGTTTACGTTCTCTTTTACTGTGTTCTTTACTTCGTTAGCTTTCATAATTGAATTGTTTAAATTGGTTATTTAATACTAAGAGTTGTAAAATCCTTTGAGGGAACGAAAGAAAACGAATATCTTTGCAGTGTTTAAATTGGTTGCAAGCTATTCGCTTAGCTTTCATTCCGTGGGGTGGGTCTTTTAGGCTCACCCCTGTTTATGTTACATAAAATCAAAGAACTAAGAAGTTCCACACCTATTACCTTCAGCGTGACCACATACCGCATTGTTTCCTGTGTGTGCGGTGCGGTGTGCCGTATACACACAGGGACGTATAGAGACAATACAGGCATAGTATATGCCTGTAGGTTGACCGCTGTCACCCTATAAAAAGCAAATATCATACCCTTAAATATTGAATTAACATTTTTAACAATTAGCTAACTCATTGATATATAATAGGTTAGCAATATTTTGGCGTGAATAAATATTCATCAAGTGTATAAAGACTGACAAAGTGACAAAATTAACTTAAAATACCTTAATTGTCAGTGACAAAGTGGCAGTTGTTAGAAAAGTTTAACTTTCGTGGAACATTACAATATGGATAAATATTCAGTCATGGAAAATAACATAATAATGTAAATGTGTTGTAAATCAACGAGTTACAAAAAATAATAATATGACGGAGTGTGAAACATTGAAATTATTACAAATTGGCGTTTTTAACAAATATTATACCATATAATATGGACAAAATGACCCCCACCCACCCCCTCAAGCGGACGCTTGCCGCTTTATAGTCACCTCACCTGAAAATTTTTTCTTTTTTTTCTAACTCACTGGCAATTAACACCTTATATTTGCCTTTTTGGTCTTTTGATAGTGCATAAATAGTGAATATTAATACTACGTGTTAATTCATTGTGAATGACTGTGAATGACTGTTAACCTGCATATATATACATATTGGGTTTCGGGGTTTTGGTTGGGGGCGTATGGTCGGGTGTCGGGAACATTGTTATGATGCGTTTTGTAATGATGCAGCTTATCTTGCATCGTATGGAGGGAATTATGCAGCAAATTATGTTGTTTTATCGGTATAGTGCAGTATTGAAGGATTATTATTACGTATCTTTGTGTGTGCGTGTATGTAGGGTATAGGGATTTAAGCAGAATAGCTGCACCTACCCGACATATAGGGGGAAAAAGCTGCATCGGATGCTGCATAAGTCTTGTTGGGAACTGCATAGCTTGGAACGGCTTTGCGTGAACAATGTAAAAAGGCTTGCCAGTAGGTCTTATGACATATAGCTTATAGCTGTTATGGTTTATAGCGCAAGACTTATGGTGATAGGTCTTATTGCGGGGACAAAGTTAGCGATTTGTCTTTTGCTGTGCAATAGTCTTGCTGGATAGTTTGGTGTGGTTTGGATGTTAAAGTTTTTAACTTTTGCATTTTGTGGCATGGCCGCTATGTGGTTGTGAAGAGATGGGGTTTATTGTGGAATTATTTAAACCTTAGATTAATGGAAGGAATTGTATTTAGGAGTAGCGACAATCAGGCGCTGACAACGAGTGCGATTGTTGCGGAGAAGTTTGGCAAGGAGCATAAGCACGTCCTTGAAGCTATCAGAAGTATTCTTTGTACGAGAGACGAAAATTCGGCTTTCGTTGATAGTCAGCAACTTGCGAAGATGTTTGCCCTTACGGAGGTGGAACAGCCGATGCCTGTTGGCGGCGGCGTTAAGAAAATCCCGGTGTATGTGATGAACAGGGATGGTTTTACTCTGTTGGCTATGGGCTTTACTGGAGCGAAGGCTTTGGCTTTCAAGCTGGAGTATATTAATGCCTTTAACGCCATGGAACAGCAGATACGTCAGAGCAGCGGAGTCCCTCAGTCGTTCGCTCAGGCTCTTATGCTTGCTGCCAAGCAGCAGGAGATGATAGAGGCTCAGCAGAAGCAGCTTGAGGTGCAGCAGCCAAAGGTGGAGTTCTTTGATGCTGTTGCTGAGAGCAAGACTGCGATTGAGATGAAGCTTATCGCGAACACTCTGCACTTCAAGAATGTCGGCAGGAACAAGCTGTTCTGCATCTTGCGTGAGCAGGGTATTCTTAACGGTGGGAACGTGCCTTACCAGAGATACATAGACTGCGGTTATTTCAGGACCATCGAGCAGAAGTATACGGTTCCGAGCGGCGAGACGAGGATCAACATCAAGACTCTCGTGTATCAGCGTGGCTTGGACTATATCCGCAAGATGCTGAAGCGTCTCGGATATGTGGAGGCTGAAGGTAGTTTATTTTAATCATTAATCAATTATAGAGAATATGAATACTAAGAACATTATCCTTGCATCGGCTTTGCTGGTGTTTGCCATCATCATCGGTACGTTGGTGGCGGGTTATTTCAGTTACAACAACCGCGAGATTTCGCTTCGTCAGCAGGCAGAGGCTCAGCGCGGCAAGATTGAGGGCGTGCATGACAAGATGTGGAAGATCATCCAGCAGAAGGCTCAGGTGACTGACGAGTACAAGGGGACTTTCGAGAAGATTTATCCGCAGCTCATCGCCGGTCGTTACCAGAACGACAAGGGTACGATGATGAAATGGATAAAGGAGAGCAACCCTAACTTCGACGTGTCGCTATATCGTGACCTCATGCAGTCGATAGAGATACAGCGCTCGGAGTTTCAGACCGCCCAGGAGCGTATGCTTGACATCATCCGTGAACATGAAACGCTTACTCGTACTTATCCTGCGCGTTGGTTCGTGTCGAACACGATGCCGATAGAGTATAAGGTGATTTCGTCGTCGCGCTCGAAGGAGGTGATGATTGAGGGCGAGGACAACGACGTGGATTTGTTCGGCGATAAGAAGTAGGCTTATGGAGGTCCTTGTCTTTCTCCTTCCTTTCTTCGTGTCGGCTTTCCTGCTGATATTCTTCCGTGAGCAGACGACGTGGTGGGAGCACGCTGTGCTTATCGTCCCGTCGCTGCTTGTGGGCGTAGGTCTGCTGTGGACGTTCAAGCGTGCCGAGTCGAGTGATACGGAGTATCTTGGCAGCTATGTCACGAAGATACGCTATTATGAGCCGTGGAACGAGCGTGTCGCACACACCCGTACCTATACAGACTCAAAGGGCAACACTCATACCGAGACCTACTACGTGACAGAGGAGCATTCTGAGAAATGGGCTTATTCCGACCATTCCGGACGTGAGCGTGACTGCTCAAATGACGTCTTCTCTGCTATGAAAGAGCGTTTGGCTGCTTCTCCTGTCTTCGTGGACATGCACCGTGACTATTACACCCGCGACGGCGACGCTTACGATTATCCGTGGGACGGTCGTGACGTTACACTCTATCCTGTGACACGTGAGCACGAATACGAGAACAAGGTGAAGGCTTCGCGCTCGGTGTTCAAGTTTGAGAATATCAGCAAGGAGGATGCTCGCCGTATCGGGCTGTATGACTATCCTGAGATATGGCTGCGCGACCAATGCCCTATACTCGGCGCCAAGTTTTCCGCCCGTCAGGAGCGTGCCGTCCGTGTTTTGAATGCGCGATACGGACCTCAGAAACAGTTTCGTCTGTATCTGCTGTTCTTCCGTGATAAGCCGATATCCATTGTGGAGAAGCAGCGCTCGTACTGGCAGGGTGGCAACAAGAACGAGCTTGTGGTGTGCGTGGGGCTTGACAGGAACAACCGCGTGATGTGGAGCGACGCTTTCTCCTGGTGTGACTCGCCGGTGCTTGCCGTGAAGAGCCGTGACTGGTTTATGAGCAATCGTCTTGACCTCTGCGCCTTTGTCTCCTATATAGAGCCTATCGTGCAGAAGGAATGGAAGCGCAAGGACTTCTCTGACTTCAAGTATGTGTCGGTGGAGTTGAGTGACGGGCAGTACTGGACCATCGTCTTCCTCATGCTCCTGCTGAATGTGGGACTGAGCGTGTGGATTGTAGGTAACAACTATAGGAATTAGCGTTATGAGTAAAGGGAAGTATCGTAACAAGGCTCCGTTTTCCACATTCCGTCCTGACCCTCGCCATTGGACTCGCAAGGGCAGTTCTTGGAAGCAGAAGGTAGGGTATGATACGGAGGATGATGCTTGGGAGTTTCTGAATCAGAATCCGAGACTCAGGGCGATGGGGGAGAAGCCTTACCTGTGTGAGATTTGCAGCAAGTGGCACGTAGGGAGGGCGCATAAGAAACAACAAACATAAAGAATAGAGACATGGCAAGAAAAAAGGACTATAGCAAGGAGCGTATGGCTCTTTATGACAAGTTCGTGGAGGTGTTTAACGAGACGGACGGGGAGATGCCTGGCGACGAGATATTGTCGGCTATCGCGGACTTCGCGGGCGTTACTGTGGCGTATGTGTCACGGGCGGTGGGGCTTGATCAGGAGAAGGTGCTGTTCGCTTTCTTTGACCTGTTGGTAGGGGCTGCACAGAAGGCGAAAGAGGAATGCGGAGAGGAGAAGGGAAGCTGATGAAGTGCAGGGACTGTGTTATGTTTCGGGAGGAGGACGCTGACAGTCCTCCTGCCTGTTGGAGAGGCGAGAAGGAGGAGTTTGCGAGAGGTGATGATGAGGCTTGCGACCGCTACCGATCGCTGAAAATCGCTTACAAAAGCTGAAAATCGCTTACAAAAGCTTACAAAAAAAGGAATAAGATAACTATAAAAATAAATATTACGGAAGGAGACTGTATTATGGAGAAGAGATATATTGGGATTGACCCTGGGGTGAATGGGGGCATTGCAGTGCTTTCGGCAGACGGGTCGGTTGTAGAGGTGGCGAAGATGCCGGGGACAGCTCGTGACTTGCTGGACTTTCTTCGTCGTTATAAGGACGATAGTGCCTGCGTGTTAGAGAGGGTCGGCGGTATGCCGGGTAACGGCGCTCATGCGATGTTTAACTTCGGTAAGGGTTTCGGTCATCTTCAGATGGCGCTTTTAGCGTTGGAGATTCCTACTGAGGACGTTACCCCTAACAAGTGGGAGAAGGCGTTCCAGATGGGCAGCTCGGGGAAGTTCACGAAGAGAGAATGGAAGAATCTGCTGAAGGCTAAGGCTCAGCAGCTGTTTCCGAGGCTCGGCAGAAAGGTGACGCTTGACACGTGCGATGCGCTGCTGATAGCGGAGTATGGCAGGAGATTGGGGCTGTAAGGGGGAGGCTGGGCCTTACTGAGCCTTTCTGAGCCTCTTTGAGAGGCTGCTTATTGGTTATTTGGTGGTTATTATTATTAAATGCTATAAAGGATTATTGTTATGATTGATTTTGGTAAGAAGGTCTATTCGGGTAATTTCCTGATTATGAAGAAGGTTAAGACTTTGAGTAAGAAGGAGATGGCTCGGCTCCGTGAAATGAACGGGACGAATAAGGAGCTGTGTAAGAAGTTGAGCCGTTCGGGGCTTCCCTATATCCGCGTGGAGACTATCGGTGGCGACTGGGCTGTGGAGTTTATGCTTGGCACTACTGCCTATGACGCCATCGAGGCGCTTGACGTAAAGAAGGACGGGCGTGGAGACTGGAGAGTGACCGGCGTTGACGGCGAGAACTCGAAGTTAGTGTTTACGAGCATGTATATGGACACCTCCGTGGTGGGGGACGAGCAGTATCAGGCAGACAAGTGCAAGGCTCTGACGGAGTATCTGAAGCGTAGCGGAGAGAAGGCCGTAGATGCGACGGAGAAGGAGTGCGGAAGCGGAAAGGAGGACGTAGATGGCAAAGAGTAGCGGCGAGTATATCGACATGCTGTTTTCGCAGCTTCTCACGATGAGCATGGACGACAAGTATGAGTTTCAGGCTCTTCGTGGCGACTGGGGCAATACGAACAGCGCTAAGTATAACGACATGTTGGCTCGTTTCTGCCGTAACATACGCGAGCTGGCAAAGAACTGCCCTGTGAAATATTTTGCCTTTGCGTTCTATATGTTCGACGGCAGGATATACGAGGTGGTGGACGTGAGCGTCATCGAACAGGCGTATCAGCTTCTGTTGGAGAAGCTCTGTGTGGCGCCGGTGATGAACCGTACGAGCCTTCGCAAGGAGATATTCATCGCGACGATAAAGAACTATAACACTCTTGTGCCTCAGTTTGACATCGTGGCGTTCAGAAACGGCGTTGTGGACTTCACCTTATCCCGCAAGACGAAGCCCGAGGCGATGCCATTCTCTCCGCATTATCACGTGACGTACTATCATCCATACGACTTTGACCCCAAGGCGAAGTGCCCGCTGTGGAACCGCTTCCTTATGGACGTGCTTCCAGACAAGGACTCGCGTGACATCCTCCAGATGTTCCTCGGTCTTGGTCTTGTCCAGCGTGGTGACGCCTTTAACGTGTACGACGGCAAGGTGGTGAACAAGATAGAGCTGTGTCTGATGATGATCGGTTCGGGTGCTAACGGCAAGAGCGTCATCTTCGAGGTGATGTGTGCGCTGTTCGGTCCTGACCGCATATCGAAGATGGACTATGCCGACCTGACCGCCGACGGTGACGAGGGCATGCGCGGTCGCTATCCTATCCGTAACGCCATCTTCAACTGGTCGAGCGATTCTGACGTCCGCAAGTTCGGCAAGAAGAACACGGGTATGTTCAAGCGCCTTGTGAGCGGCGAGCCTATTACTTACAGAAAGCTTGGCGAGGACGTGTTTGAGTCGCGTTCTGTGCCTTACCTTATCTTCAGTCTTAACAGCGAGCCAGAGAGCAACGACACGTCTCTTGGTATGATACGCCGCTTGCAGTATGTGAACTTCGAGGTGACCGTGCCTAAGGAGAAGCAGGACCCTGAATTGGCTTCGAAGATTATCAACAAGGAGCTTTCCGGTGTATTCAACTGGCTGCTTGAGGGTGAGAGGAAGCTCAGAGAGCGTCACTTCAGATTCCCTGAGGCAGAGGGTTCGAAGAAGCATCGTATCATGGCTTATCTGAAGAGCCAGCCGGTGCTTTCCTGGCTGATGGCTTACGACATCAAACACCAGCGCCGTGTGTCGAACGAGATTGGTCTGAGGATTCCTGTGTCGTTGCTCTATGAGAGCTTCGTGCAGTTCTGTAACGACAATAACCTCGACGACAATGACATTCCTTCGAGCAACAAGTTCAGTAGGGTGTTGTGGGACGACTGCCACTTTGTGAAGAAGAAGACCCCGAAGTGTATTGCTTATGAGGTGTATGGCGTGACAGAGGCTGACCTTAGACAGCACTTCATCATATCAGAGATGACAGGTAAGGACTATGGTGAGGAGGTAGGGTTTATCAAGGAGGATGTGAAGTGATAAGATAAACATTAAGAAAGAAATGGAAGATAAGGAGAAGATAGAGCAGCCTTCTTTGGATATTCAGAAGATTTTGGATGATGTGATGGCTGCTGAGAGCACAGATGTGGTGTTTCTCGGTAAGAAGAGGAAGATAGGGTGGCTTAGCAATGGCACGGTGCGACGGTTTACGCATGTGGTGATGAAGGAGAAGAACGAGGCGAAGCGCAACTGCAAGCTTTGTGCCTTGGTGCTGCTTAACAACATCTGGAAGATACGTCTGCGTTATGCGCTGCTTTGGCGCTGGCTGTACTATGTGAAGGATGTGAATGCAGTGGAGATACTTCGTGTGGTGGATGTAGCGAAAAAAAAAATTCCATCGACAGCGTGCTCTCTGCTTACCATATTAGCGACCGGGATGACGGACGTGATGATGGCGATGACAAAGGAGGAAGTAAAAGCTATCCAAGCCGAACAAGCTGGGGCGCAGCCTACTCGTTAGCCGAGAAGTTCGGCTTCCTCTTTGAGCGTAAGTTCGGTATAAGGGCTTACGACTACTGGTGGGGCTACACGGCGGCTCAGATTGGGCTGATGGTGGCTGACCAGCCTCTTGTGGTGTACCCGAAAGGTGAAGCCAAGAACGCCGACGGCAGCAAGAAGCATACGGCGGAAGAGATGGACAAGCTTTGGGATGACTGGCAGAGGAAGAAGCAGAAAGAGGGTAGCTTAGTGGGAAAGAAGGTGAACCTCGGTGAGTATTTGAAGGGAGGCTTGTGATATTTATTGTTAACTTTTATTAAGGATAAAATATGATTGAGAAGTTTGTTGAAATTGTGGAGGACAAGGCAGCTCTTGAACTTGGGCTGCGTGTGATAATGGAGGTGGCAGAGACTAAGAATCTGCCGCCTGTTGGGGTGCTTCCCACGTTTAATGACGAGCTTATTGCTGATATGTTTAACAAGACGCTTGAGCTTGTTGCGGGGAAGAAGTTTCCTGAGGACGTGGGCAACTCGGAAGGAATCGGGTTCTTTGCAGAGAAGGACTAAGGGCAAAAGAAAAGCGGCTACCATCACTGGTAGTCGCTTTTTTGTCAAAACAACATGTAAATAATCACTTATACGAAACATCCATTGCAAAAATACGATATTATTTTATTATTACCTTGAGTGGCAGCTTGCATTAACACTGGTTAACTATTTCTTTTTCTTTTGCGCTGTTGCCATTCCGTTCTGGAAGATGAGGCATTCCTCGCAGCGGTTGGGGTATTGGACCGGGAGGTGGAAATGGACGGTGTTGGACTCGGTGTCTATCTCGTCCTGCTTGATCTTGTTGTAGTCAGCAATAAGGGAGACTATCTTGAGCCAGTCGGGTGAGCCTTTCTTGGCTTTCTTTTCTGCTGCTACGAGCTTTCGCAGGATGGATTCCTTGGAGGTTTCCTTGGTAAGCTCCTCGGCTGTTATTTCCTCGGTCTTAGGGGCGTTTCTGCCTTGCAGTTCAGCGATGCGTGTCTGTACTGAGTCGAGGGCTTCGAGCTTGTTCATTTCCTTTGTAAGTTCGGCTTTTGGCCATGAGAGTCCCTTGCCCTGAAAGGCGACAATCCAAGCATCATACATGGAATTGCCCGCAGCCCGTAGGTCTGCATATATTTTGTACTCTGGACAAGCCATCTGGTACTGTTTTGTTTGTCTTATGAAATTCACAGACAATGAATAACCTTCCATATATAATTAGTTTTTAATAAGTCAATACTGTATATTTAAAATTATTTATGATTGCTGTATTTTTATATTGCTTAGTCTTTTTGTATATGCTATATCGTGGCAGATTATTATCTTTCTCCGCCTCATATACCGTATTATACCATGATACACAACTATTGTCTGGGGCTATTTTCAATACACACATACGCTTTCTTTGTTTTTTCGCAAATTTATCCGCTGGTCTTTCTCCTTTATAGGCAAAACGGACAAAACATTCAGCATCTGCAATGCCATCACATTCCATTATAACTTTTTCTCTTGAAATGCCGGCAAACTTGGCTGCTGATTTCGTAAAATTAAATGAGCATACAAAATTGCCATGTCTGTCATAAACGTCGATTGGAGTATTAAATTTATGCGCAACCATTGTTGTAAGCTGTTTGTTCATTCTGTTACCATAGCGGTTATTGTATTTTTGCGTACACCATTCCAAATTTTCCAAATGGTTGTTTCCCGGGTTTTCGTCCTTATGGTTTACCTGTGGGTATTCGTCTGGATTAGGAATGAAAGCGGATGCCACAAGCCTATGTATATAGTATTTCTTGTATTTCCCTTCTTTGTCGAGAAGGCGCACATACTTATATCCGACACCATTGTCAGATAATTTCAAGAACCTGCCTTCATGGTTGTAATAGACGAATCCGTTAAACTTTGGCTTTGAATAAGCATACACTCTCCCGTGAGTGCTAATTTTGTAAAGGCCCTCATATCCTTGTATATCTTTCCATATTTCTTGGTCTTTCATACTCGATGCGTTTAAACAATCCCGATGATTAAATAAAGGGGAAGGCCCACCGAGACAGCCTTGTCAAGAGGTAGCTAATCCTCTCCATCCCCACCTGTAAAGTTACTAAAAACCAACGAGATATGCAACATTATTCATCTTTTTTCTTCGTTATAAATGAATTTTATGAAGCACACGCAGTTGGTGTGGAACGGGGGAAAAGGGTCGCCGAAGTGGTGAATGTAGGCGGTTTCGTCATCACAAATTGCGCAGGGATATGAGCTGCCTCTATGGACTGTGAAGCCTATGGCTCCTGACTCCTTTCCGTACTGCTGTTCGGCTATTCCCCATGCTACGGCTACCATCTGGCGGGCGTTCCTCGTTATGTTCTGGAACGCGGAATGGAAGATGCCTTTGCCGTAGGACGGTGTGGCTATGCTGATGTCCTTTGTCCTTGCCTTCGTGATGACAGAGGCGAGGTAGGGATTCTTGTAGCCGGTGCGGACGGATGAGAGGAGCTGCGTGTCGGTGTAACCCATCATAATGCCTGCCTTGGACATTCTTACGATGTCTTCGGCGAAGTTACGGAGGTATATGGCGGTTCGCTGTGCCGATGTCTTGCCATAATATTCCGACGTTAGGAAACTCTCTACTCCTTCCGATGAGATGTTGAGGTGTGTGGCGGCGGCTACGGCGTAGTCATGGATCTGGCGTTCGATGCCATCCGCGAGCTTTGAGGTGATGGTCTTGGCTTCGCGGAGAAGCGCCTGTTCGTTGGAGAGGACGTTTCCGCGACGGTACTTCCCTGCCGCCTGCGTGATTTGCTTGGCGGCAGAGAAGAGGAGCTTTGTGATGCGTGACTCGCAGGCGAGCTGCGCCTTGGAGCGAAGTGTGGCGTATTCTGCTGACATAGTGTTGGGAATTAAGAAAGCCTCTTTTTAGTGTTTACGGTTGTAGGCGTCCCAATTGTCTCTGCCGGGGTAATTATTGTTCTCGTCCCAGTCTTTTCCTGACCGGTTGGGGCGCCCTGCCTTTCTTCCTCCTCCAGTGTTGACGTCGGAACCACTTTGCTGTTTGTTGATACGGGCGGTGGCTTCCTGCTGTTCTATGGCGTTCTCGGTTTCGTTGTCGGCACGCTGCATATCCATGAGGAGGTCTTGCTGGTCTTCCTCCTTCTGCTCTCTCATAATGCGCTCGAACTCTCCGTTCTTCGGGAAGTCAGGGCAGCGTTCGGAGGCTGTCTGCTTGGAGAGGAAGTGGTTTTGTACGGCAGTGGCGAGGTTTGTGATCAGCTCCGTCTTGTTGGCGTGGGTGTACGGTGATATCCATGCGTTGATGGGAAGACCTGTCATTGTGGCGACAAAATTCTCCTCCGTGCCGATGCCGAACTTGCAGATGGTGACGAGCTTGTCGAGGAACGGCTGTAGCTTCTGTGCGTCGTTCATGGCAATCTCAAGAGCTGGCGAATAGAGGAGCTTTATGGCTACGCCTGGGAGGTCTCCAGACTTGAGTTCCGGCGGCTTGACGGTGAATGACAGCTCGTAGATGAGGTCGTATGACTTGTTGAGCTGTGTGGCGAATGCGTTGGACGCATCCGTTCCGTTGAGGAATCCCGCCTCGCTGTCCGTGTTGTTCATCGCAATGGACTTGACGGCTCCGGTCATCTCGTCTCCTATGATGCTGACGTCCTCTCCGTCTCCCTTGAGACAGAAGATAGGGAATGCGTATGCCTTGTTGTTCTCGCAGAGATAAGAGAAGGCTTCCTCGAAGTCCTCGATGTTGTGCTGTACCATGAACCAACAGGGTCCGTCCTCGTTACGTGCGTAAGCCACTGGCACGAACGGGAATCCGTGCGGTTTCTCCTCTACGAGGTTGTATCCGTCGATGCCGAAGAACTTGGCTACGTACGTGATGACCTTTTGTGTCTTGCCTTGCGCTACGCTGCGCTTGAAGCGATAGAACTTGGTCTTGTCCCACACCTCGACCCATTCCGTAATCTCGTTGCCCTCGTCGTCAAAGTCGCTGAAACGTCTTGCGAAGCACAGGGTGTCTCCGGTGAGTGAATCGAACTGCGGATAGAGTCGGTCGCCGCGGTCGTATGATAGCGTTCGTGTTCCGAATTTTCCGTTCTCGTCGAAATAGCCCACGATGGCACAGTCAGCCACCTTCATGTATGCGCTGATGGCCTCGAAGAAACGGATTTCCATATCGTGCATGAGCCATCCCTTCTTGAATACATTGAGATATTTCTGAGCCTTGTCAGCCTCCTCCCTGCTGTCATCTCCGCTGTCAGCAAGCTCGAACTGCACGTCGTTGCCCGTAAGATGGAGCACGTGCTTCGTATGGATGAGCTGCTGGAAGGCGAACGCCGTTCTTGTGATGGGCTGCTGATACCACTTGCCCGTGTCGGGGTCCTGCTTCCATATATCGGGATATTCCTTTACGTCGAAGATGCGGTGTCCTGTAGGATAGAACTCGCGCAGGAAGTCAGCCTGCGTCTTTATGTTGCGATAGACAGAGTCTTCCGGCATATTAGGCGTTGCGTCTTCTCTGATGTTGGTTGTCCACGCTCCGTGCTTCTTGTATCCCTCCGGCGTAATCTCGAAGAACGGCTTCTTGACAAGAATCTCTCTTACCTTTAAATTCTCCATAATCCTTTTACCTTATTGTGTTTTTTCTTTGTTAAGCTGAAAACCATCCTGTAGAACCAAGACTCGAAGAAGTCGGGCGAGTGTCCTACGTATCTCTTTGCCTTCTTTTTAGGCATAATTTTAAATCCCCTATCATCTCCGTCTTCATCGCGTCTGAGCATCTTCCGCTCCTTCTGGAGGATCTGGCGCAGTGTCCATTTCTCGAATCCGTCTCCCGAAAACTTGCGCTCAAGCAGCGAGGCGTCTATGGATATGCGCCGTTCCTTTACCATCTTGTAGAAGAGCCACGCGCACTGCGACTTGAGGTCTTTGTAGAGGTATTTGATGCCATCCTCCTCCTTTCGTGACTGCGCCAATGGTGCAGCCTGATTGTTGAAGGGCACGGCATCCTTGAAGAATCCCTTGAAGTACTGTCCGATGCCCTGCATATCGTACGTGAAGTTGCATTCCTCAACGCCCCACTCACGCAATCTTGCCTGGACAACAGAAACGAGTGTCTTGGAGTCGATTCTTGACACGATGAGGTCCTTGCAGTGCCATCCTTCCCATAGCCACATCACGAAATTGTCACCTCCCGTGAAAGCGATGTCGGCAGAAGCCCGTCTGATGCCGTCGTCGGTCTGTTCGGCGTTGTCGAAGATGGCTTCGAGGTCGTCCATCTTTATCATGTCGTCTCCAGCCGCCTTCCAGTTCCAGTTGGCTTCGAGGTCGCGCATTCGCTGTTCCTCGTCCTGCTGCGCAAGGTTGGCGAGATAAGACACGTCGGTGGAAATGAGCTTGATGTTTTCGGACACGTCGGCACGTATGAAGGTGGCTGACTTGATGAACATCTCGAGCTTGGAATAGCCAAGTTCTTCGTAGCTGGGTTTCCAGAGCTTGTCGATGATGCCCTTGCACTGTTCGTAGACCTCCTCGCGTGTGTCTCCCCAGTAGATAGAGTCGGGTGTGTCGCCGTCCATGAAGCAGTAGCGTATGACTCCGTCTCGCTCGGGTATGATGTAGCCGTCTTCGTCCACCCACCAGTCGATGAACTTGCGTACCCATGACTCGGGGTCGGGGTTACAGGTTATCCAGAAGCGGTTTCGGATTTGTGATGCGTTACGGTTGGTCTTTATGAGGAACTTGAATTTCTTGAACGGTATCTGTGTACCCTCATCGACACAGATATAGGCATACTGACGACCTCGGAAACGCTCCTCGAAATCCTTTAGTGCTCCTTCGAAATACGAGAACTTGAGCCATCCTCCGCTGGCAAAGTTCCATGTCATGTCGTTCTGGGACTTGTTGTATGTGCCGAACTGGGAGAAGAGCTTGTAGGAATCGGAGATTAGGGACTGAAGGTCGTCTTTCTCCTTTCGTAGTATCGTGGCATGGAAGTCGGGGTTTTTGATGTCCTTCAGTGCCTCCATGAGAGAACTAAAACTCTTACTACCGCCGCGGGAGCCTCCGACGATTTTGATGTCTGCGTCGATGGCGAGCATGCGTTCCTGTCCTCCCCGTTGGTCTATGATTTTGAGCCGGTCGGGGTGGCGTTTGTCTGCGTCTCGGAGAGACTGTATGTACTCCTGGGTGTATACAGGAGAGCCGTCGCGTAGGCGGTATGGTGAGAGTTTTGTCATGTTATCCTGTTGATAATGGGGCGTTTATGGGGCTTTGTTTAATATTTTATGTATGTTTATGCAAAAATAATGGATTTTTCTTGGATAGATGTATATTTATGCGTATTTTTGCGATATAAAATGTATATTTATGCAATTAGTAAGGTGAAGGACTCACTTTACATAAACACAAATCAGAATGACGATAGAGGAACTATTGGAATTGGTGAACAAGAAGGAGGACACTTCTAAGTTTACCACACTCAGCAAGAAGAGCATTGACGACGAGCTTAATGACGTTCTTGGTGAGATGGGTGACGATGATGACGAGAATGACAGAATCGTTACCAAGTTGGCAAACCGACTCAAGCGCATGGACAAGAATCTGCACAAGAACATAGCTGACGAGCTGAAGAAGAGCAGAGAGGAAGCCGAGCGCAAGAAGAAGGAAGAGGAGGAGCGCAAGCGTAAGCGTAATCGCGCCAAGGAGAATGACGATGACGATGATGACGGCGGAGACGACGACAGAATCGCCAAGTTGCTCGCCAAGGTGGAAGCCCTTGAGAAAGCCAGCGCAGAACGTGACAAGGAAGCCGCAAGGAAGGCGACTCTCGAGTCAGTGAAGGCAGGACTGAAGGAAAAGTTCGACAAGGCCGGACTGGAGCTTAACGGCTTCTTCTTGAAGACCTCGCTTTCGAAATTAGAGATACCAGACAAAGATGCCGACATCGACGATCTGGTGTCCGAGGCCGAGAAGATCTATACCGCCGACTTCAAGGAAGCGACCGGCGAGAAGGGCATCCCCAGCAAGAATCACACCAGCAGCCCTGGCGGAGGCGGTGACGATGACAAGTTTATGGAAGAGATAGCCGCCCGTCGCAAGAAGCGTTTCGGCGATGGCAATGACGACTCGGCCAAGAAGTAACAGGATAACAACAAAAAATCAAGGTAAAAAGATTATGGACAACACTTCAATTTCGTACATGGACCAGATGGCAACGCGTGGTATGCTTAACCACGGTGCGACCATCATCCAGACAGAGGGTGAGGTAGGCGGCACCCGATACGTGTTTGCCGGTCTTGAGGCACTTATCAAGAACGCCTTCGTGCATCCGCCCATCGGCGGTAAGCTTGTGAATCCGTTCAATGGTCCCGCAAAGATTTACGCGGGCGACCTCTTTGAGCATGATCTCGGCTTCACCAAGGGCAACGACGGTCCTGGCGCTACCATCAAGGTGCTGAAGACCTACGAGGTAGGCAAGGCCACTGGAGCAGCAACAGACGTTGACATCTACATCGTTCGCAACGGCTTCGTGCACATCCCCTTCGTGGGCGACACCCTTATGGTGGCTCAGAAGGACTTCGCGACCAAGGCGAAGGGCGTGACCGTGACCGCGGTGGAGGCAACCACCGACGCGACAGCCGGCGACGTATGGAAAGTGACCCTCAGCGAGACTCTCGGCGCTTTGACCGCGGGCACTGTACTTGTGGAGGCAGAGAAGGCGGGCGCAAGCGTTCTGCCTATGGTGACGAATCCGAACTGCTTTGCCCCCTGCGACAACGACTTCCCGTATTTCCCTGCCGGTGGCGACAAATTTCACCAGCCTCGTACCAACATCAACTTCTGCATGCTGAATCCAGACTGCGTGATGTGGCTCGACCGTATGGGACCCGTTCCTCCTGCCGTAAAGGCGATGAACAAGTCGCTGTACCCGGAGTTCTGGCACATTTAACACTATTCGTTTAACGTAAAAAGATTGTTTTAGGATATGGCAAAAATAGATATTGGCATTGCGCAGCTTGCGAAGTTCTTCTCCGGTCGCGGTAACAACGAGTACCTTCAGAAGTTTCTGAACAAGGAGGGTGTTCTCCGCTGCAACTACGGCTGGTATAAGACCCAGGGTGACATTGACCCCAATCTCACTCCTACCACCAGTAATGGTGATGCGACTTTCAAGGTCCGCTCTCGCGACCTTACCCCTGCCACCCTTATGAGCCTTCGTGCTCCGTTGGCTGAGGGTCACCAGAAGGACAAGACAGGCTTCAAGTGGTATACGGCTTCCATCCCCGACTTTGCGGCAGACGGTTTCCGTGAGACCGCCATGGAGCGCTATCACAAGCAGAAGCTCTTGCAGGACGAGTTCGGCAACGACGCTGACGTCGTGGACGCATACTTGGACAAGGTTCAGGACCTGACAGACTCCCTTGACTCAACCATGACGTTCCTGACGGCTCGTGCTGCTTCAACGGCTCAGATTGACTACGACAAGATTTCGCGCGGCATTCAGGAGCCTCTCTACGACGCTAACGTGCCGAAGGAGAACTTCAAGAAGGCCGGCGCTCTTGCCTGGAACGACGCGAACTGCGACATCTTGGAGCAGATGCGCAAGATGGAGGAGGACTGGCGTAAGGAGTACATTCAGTACAAGGACTTCCCTCTTGTATGGCAGATGACCAAGGACGACTTCTACAACGTGTTCTTGAAGAACAAGCAGGTGGCCGAACTTTGGCAGAGCTGGGCTAAAGCGAACTACGTGGCTTACTTGCAGAACTACGGTCCGAACCGCGAGATGTTTCTGAAGTCCGTTTCGGACCTCAAGGGTCTCTCTACTATCGAGATTGTGGACGAGCAGGAGCAGAACATGCGCTTCGACGGTTCGGTAGAGGTGATTCACGGTTGGGCAAACGGCACTGTGGTGCTTCGTCCTGCGGGCAAGTGCTTCAAGTTTATGCGCAAGGAGATTCAGGACAAGCGCATCTTCGAGGCTCTTGGCAATAAGCTCGTGGAGGTGGCTTGGGCTACCACCAACGACGGTCTTGGTCTGCTCCGTAACATGACAACCGCCAACGGTATGTTCAAGGAGTTTAAGACAGACCTTTTCTTGGCTTCGGTCCCTGCGATGCTGGACTTCCCCTATCGCTGGATTATCGACATCACAAAGAAGGGTTAGATGGTTTAACGTAACTTGAGAGAATGATTATGGCTTCGGAGAATGGTTTTCTTTCGGTGGCTGACTACCTTATCAACAAGGTGAGGTTCGGTATACCCCGTGCGGCTCTGCTGTCCATCTTGGTGGACAGGGAGCTGGACGGCGGTATGGAATATCTTTCCTGCGAAAAGGATAAGGTTCGGCTGGCTTATGCCGACATGCTGAAATGGTATGTCCTTGGTGCGAGCAAGGTGAACAATACCTCTGATGCCGACAATAACTGGAGTCATACGGAGGGAGGATATGAACTGTCCTCGGCGGACATTGCTGCCTTGAAGGCGGAGGCTAACGCCATCTACGAGGAGCTGGACAAGAGTTCGGTGTTCAAGCGCAAATCGACCTTCCGTATGACTTCTCACGGCGTGAAGCGTGCGTCCCGTGACGGATGCGGGATGCCGGTTCCTCACATAATCAGATAACGCAGCATCATGGAGACAGGAATCATCAACAACCCACGCTATCCTCACAGGGTCACAATAGTGAGGCTTGTGCCCGGAAAGGGCGACGAGGACAATCCGTTCGCTGACGACGACGCTCCCGTGAACGACGAGGAGGTGGTGCTCTACGACGGTAAAGGCAGGAGCTTTACGGACACAACGACGACCGGTGACAAGAACGTGGACGAGAACAAGAGAAAGGCTTCGATACCAATGAGGTTCGACGACTGGAAGGCGGGTGGCTTTCCTCTTGACGGCGACACGATAAGAGTGAGGGTCGGGAACCATACCGAGGAAGGCATGGTGAAGGACTGCGAGGGAGATAATAACAGGACCGTGGTGTACTGGAGTCTGAGGAGGGTGTAAGAAGGCGCTTTAGGCGATGGGCCTCACTGGGCCTTTCTGAGCCTATCTGAGGGGCTGCTTGTTGGGGCTGACACCGTTTGTAGGAAGAAAAAAAGGAGGATTGTATGGCTAAGAGAGATTCTTTGGGTGAGCAATTCAGAGCTACTGTAAGTTCTAAACTTATGATTATAGCGAGCAAGACGATGAAGGATCTGCTACATAAGGCGGCACGTGAGATTTGCGCAAGTGTTGAGGACTATATGCAGGCGGCTGGCATGAGGAACATTACGGGTAATGCCTATCGTTCCTTTACCATAGGCATATACGAAGACCGTGAACTCATAGACATTGTCACTACCGAGGGCAAGAACCCGACGATGCGTACGCTGAGAAAGGGGCAGGCTTATCCTCTCGACAAATACTATGACGGCTCTGATGCCGACTCGCTTGGCAGGTATGTCGGAACGGAAGGACATGGCGGTCAGTATGGCCCGACGTTAGGAAGGGCGAGAATACATTCCATGACTTCCAAGAGCCGTGCGAGATGGCAGATGTTATGTATCTGCCCTGTGGAATATGCCCAGTATGACGCCCTGAACCACATACACAACATGATGAGTGCAGCAAGGGATGATATGGCTATAGCCATTGCGAACTGCGCCATAAGGGTGAAGGTTGTGGATCACGTAAAATCCGTATCGAAGTTCACAAAATATACGTAAGGCATGAACATTAAAGATATGTACTATGATGTCGGGAATGCTGTTAAGGGTGTTTGCGACAGGGTTTATGCCCATGACCGTCCTAAGGCTGTGAGTGACAGGCCAGACAGCTATATCGTGGTGGTATTTCCTTCTGTGATTCTTAACAATGAGATGAACAGTGAGGGGACGTTCAATGACTATACCACTACGGCTCAGATAGAGATATATGTGAGGAACAAGGTGTCGGCAAAGAATCCTGGGGCGTTTGACGTGTCTGCGGTGTCCGAGAAGGTCAGTGCGGTAATGAAAAAGTTTCCGATCTCGACGGACAACATCATCGTAATGAAACCGCGCGTTACGCTGCAAACGGACGACGGTGACGGTTTTGCGGTGACTATAGTGCAGGGACAGCTGAGGACGAGGTGAGAAGCTTATGATAGGCTGCTTGCCGGCTGGATATTATGAGAATGAATGTTTTTGGGATAATTTACTATTAAAAAAAAATTAAGGATTATGGCAATGAAGAAAATTCTTGAGCTTAAAGACCGATTTGTAGGTCCTAAGTCTATCTTGTACTCAAAGAGTCTGATAGACCTGTCGAAGGGGACAATCGAGTTTACCCCGGAGTTGGAGCTTCCCGTGGAGGTTGACTCACTGAAGGCAACGATGGAAGACCCGACTGTCAATCATTACAAGGTAATCGGTCTTGGCGGCGACTGGGCGACCACCGCAGAGCTTGGTGACTTTAACGTAGAGTTGGTTGTTCCTTCCAAAGCCAAGGACTTGCTCTCTGCGATGTTCGGCGAGGACGCTGTCAGCGGAATCACCAAGTTTACCATCAAGGGTTCTGGCGATGCGGCTCTTGACGTTACAACGGGTTATACCGGTACCGCATTGGAGACAAAGAAGTTTAAGATGACCGGTACTATCTGTATCGTAGACGAGACAAAGGAGAACCTGATGGTCATCACAAACCTCTCGCTCTATGCAACTATGCAGTGGGATGAGACAGGAACCAAGCCTGTTGCATTCAAGTTTAGCGGTTCTGTTGAGGGTGCTGGCTTGAAGAGCGTTGCTTGGCTTACAAAGGCGGCTGTGTCAGCGTAGCAGGAGCTAAGGACAGGAATGGGGGCGAGGAGCAGTGGGCTGGATGTGGCTGCTGCTCCTCGCTTTTTTTGGGGGCTGGCGCCGTTATGAGGAGAGTGAGAAGGATTGTTTTTTAAAATAGGATAATGTAAGGATGTTATGGCAGACGGAAATATTGGTAGTTTGTGGTTGAGTCTTGGAATTAGGGACGCTGTGTCAAAGGAGCTGAATAGAATAGCAGACGGCATGACCGGTGTAGACGCAAAGACAAAGAAGGCGCAGGAGAGCTTGAGGAAGCTTGCCGAGGAGAATCCTGCGGGAAAGAATGTGGCTTTCCTGGACAAACTGAAGAAGGCTGTCGGTGACTCGACAAAAGAGGCGAAGGAGTTGCAGACGGTATTTGAGGCTATACGAAATATCAGGGGAGGTTTCGGTACCTTGACGGGAGGTTTCGGAAAGAAAGAGCTTTTGGAGTATGAGTTCATATTAAGAAAGATTCACTCGTCGTTGGGAAAAATCTCTTTTGGAGGCCTGTCGGGAACAGGCGAGGGAATCTATGCCAAAATTGAAGCTGTCAAAAGCGCAATGAATGGACTCAGAAAAATAAATGCAGAGATTAATCGTCTCCATGAAACGGCTCCCAGATCGTCTCCAAAGGAGAAAGCCGAATACCACCAAACACTGAGTCCGCTTTTTGATATTAGGAGTGCGGGTGAGAATTATCTGAGAAGTGGGGATCTCAGTAAGGCTTACGCTTGGGCTAACAGTTTGGATGAACAAATAAGCAAGATAAGTAGTTCCTATGAAAAGTTCTTATCGAGCGAAAAAGGTGTTGTTGAATCACTGAAGAAAGAGGAAGAGCAGAGTAAGAAAACCACCGATGCGACAAATGAGCAGACCAATGCCTTAAAGAAACAGGAGGAGCAGTTGAAGGCAACTTCTGCCGCTCAGAGGGAAAAGAGTGCGGCAGAAAGTAAGGCTGCGGTGGCGCCGAAGGGACCGTCTCGCTATAAGGTGGAGGTGGATGAGATTCTTAACGCTTTTAGGGGTAAAGCGAGTGCTGTTCTCGGTGTTAAGGAGGATGGTGGCCGCAAGTACGTAGATATCCTCAACGAGGCGAATGTAGCGATTGAGAAGATAAAAGAGGCGAGAGCTGCTGCCAGGGAAGCTGCGTTGGGTAACAAGGGCGTGTACGACCCTAAAGAATTTTCGAACATCTTTCCTCATCTAAGAAAGGCACTGGATTATCTTTCTCTGTTACAGCGAATAGACATCGCTCAGAGAAAGATAGGTGAGATAAAGTCTTCGAATCCCAATGTGGACACGAGGAAGATAAAGGAAGCCACCAGGCTCGTGGAGAATTTCAGAGAAAAACTGCTCGGACTTGAGATCGACAAGAAAACAGGAGCCGACGCCGCTCATGTGCTCGGTATGTATGGCAAGACTTGGGCGATGACTCTCAAGGATGTTGACTCTATCATCGGCAGGCTCCAAAAGCCAAACCCTTTGTCTGACCTTGACAATAACTTCTCGAAGCTGGACGCACGCATAGACAGCGTACGTGAAAAACTCGCCAAGCTGCGCGACCTTATGAACGAAGGTGCGCAAAAGGGATATAACACTTCAATGTTCGGAGAGCGTATTTCTGGACTTGGCGGCATTGTGGCGCGAATGGAAGCGGCAATGTCAAACAAGAATGGAGAGCTGTCGGATGTCGATAAGATGAAGCAACTCTTCAGCGATATCTCTGTAGAGGTAAACAAGGCATCAACGGCAATGCAGGCTTATGGTCGCGAAAAGGCAAAGGCGGTGGCAACCGACCGCAACCTCGAAACGATGGATGCGAGATACAGACGCTTGCAGGAGCTTATAAGCGAGGTGAGCAGAAAGATACGCGAACTCAACGACTCTGCCAGACAAGGCATTAAGGTCGGTGCTGACACATCAAGAGCGGAGAGTGCCATTTCGAAACTGACGGAAATGCGCGACAAGTTCAACAATGCCGACATTGGTAGCAAGAATGCGGTAGCGGAATTAGTTTCTGAGTACAAGATACTCAAAAACGAAATTGGCAACGCCAAGTCGGAGCAGGACAAGCTGAACAATGCCATTACGAGAGCTAACAAAAAACAGGACAGGAAGAACGAAAAGCAGATACTACGCGACAACAAACAGAGATTGTCTGAGATAAAGGCAGCGGAAGCTCGTTATGACTCGCTTGGGAATAAGGTACGGGCGTTGAGACGTGAGTTTAGCCGTGGTGTGGCTTTGGGCGCGGATGTGAGCAAGACAGAGGCGGAGATACGCCGTCTTATCGGCATTATGCGCTACCTTATGACGCTCAAGGACAGACTTGCATCGGGAGACTTTAACGCTCTTGGACGTTTGGGAAACACAGGCTCGGGACATGACACGACGCTGGCAGGACGAGTGCTGCAAGACCAAAGAGCGATAAACGCTGCGCAGGAGAAGACGAACCGCGAGAAGGAGAAGAGCATTGAGCTGGAGCGAGCACACCAGCAGGAGGTGGCGCGGACAGCTGCTAAGGTGAGGGGTGACTTGGCCAAGGCTTTTGAGCAAGCCAAGAACCATTCTTTAGGGATGAACTCTACGTTGCAGGATCTGAAGTCGCTGTTCTTGCAGGGCGGTCTGGTTTATGGCGCTCAGCAGTTTGCGATGAGTATAATCCAGGCTGGTGGTGAGATTGAGAAGCAGCACATTGCGCTCCAAAGTATCATCGGCGACGTGCAGAATGCCAATGTGCTTTTCAATCAGACGAAAGAGCTGGCACTGAACTCTCCGTTCACCTTCTCCGAGCTGAACAAAGACGTGAAGCAGTTGGCAGCATACGGCGTGGAGTATGACGAGCTTTACGATACCACAAAGCGCCTGGCAGACATGGCGTCAGGACTGGGCGTGAGCTTCGAGCGCATAGCATTGGCGTTCGGTCAGGTACGTTCGCGCGGATGGCTTGACGGCAAGGAGTTGAGACAGATATCGTACGCCGGTATTCCTATTCTTCAGAAGTTGAGCGAATACTACACCAAGAAGGAAGGTCAGAAGGTCAGCACGAGTGAGGTGAAGAGCCGTATCTCGAACCGCGGCGTGGACTTCGAGGATGTGAAGAACGTGTTCTGGGAGATGACCGATGCGGGTGGTCAGTTCTACAACATGCAGCAGGTGCTCAGCGAAACCCTTCTTGGTCGCTATAACAAGCTGAAAGACGCTTGGGAAATCATGCTGTCTGAGTTTGCGAGCGGCAACAACCTTGTGGGCAGCTTCTTCAAGACCGCCCTTGACGGCGCAACCGCCCTCGTGCAGGCGCTTCACACCCTTGCCCTGCCGGTTGGTGCTGTCGTGGCAGGTTACGCCATGCGCAGGGCGCTGATGGGCAATACCGCCTCGAGCTTGCTCTCCACCAAGGGTGGACTGGCCAAGAGCGCGATGGAGAAACAGCTTCGAGGCGAGAATCTGACACAGATAGAACGTAATATTCTGTCTACCAAGAATAAGATAACGGGAGCAGACCTCCGTAGTCTGATGATGTCAAAGCAGCTCAACCAATCTGAGCTGGCGCGTCTGCGCATTGCAGGCAAGATAACACAGCAGCAATATCTGACCTATTCGGCTCTTCTGAAGCAGCAGACGGGCATGAACACATTCGGCATGAGAACCAGAAGTCTGCTTGTCCAGTTGAGGATGATGATGGCTGGCATGATGGCTAATCCTATGGGCGCGATGAGGAACATGTGGGGCAGCTTTACGACCTCCGCATTGGCGTCATTCCGAGTGATAGGAATGGGCGCAAAGGCATTGGGCGCTTCCTTGTGGTCCGCGATAGGCGGTCTGCCGGGGCTTATCATATCCGGCGTGACATTCGGCATAAGCTACCTTATATCGAAATCGCAGGAGCTGAAGCAGGACATGCAGCAGACTATGGACGAAATGAAGGACCGCATAAAGCAGATTGACGACTTTATGCGCGACAACAACGTGGGCAAGATAGTGCGCGGCGACAACGAGAAAGAAATAGACAATGCCATAGAATCTTACAAGGACAAAATCAGAGAGATAGCTCCTGAAAGCGCCAACGCCTTTGAAATGAAGGCTGCGGAGATAGAAAGCCACAAGGAGCGTCTGAAATACCTTGAGGAGCAGTTGAAGCTTTTGAAAGAAGCAAATAAGGTGGCCCAGGAGAAGTCGGAGAATACGGACCTCTATGAGGATCTTCGCGATAAGACCGAGAGTGCCGTAAAAGCAGCCGAAACACTCGTAAAGCGTTCGTCCATCTTTGGAAAGGGAGGCGTGGACGAGGCAGAAATGGGTCTTTACGAAGATGCAGAGAAAGAGTTTGACAAGTTTATCGGTCAGCTTGCAGCAAGGTACAAGAAAGAATTTCCGAATATCGTCAACAGTACGCAGGAACAACAGGCGATGCAGACGATGCTGAAGAACTTTCTTGCGCTGAAGGGCGCGAGCGAGGAAGCCACCATGCAGATACGTTCGGCTCTGAACCGTGCGCTTGGCCTGGAGGACAAAGACATGGAACAAGCCTTCGCAAGCAAGCTCATAAACATGGTGGACTCTGCCTTCCCCGAGATAGCGGACAGAATCCGTGGGCACAAGGAACTGGACGCGGAAAGCAAGCGTAAAGTGGAGAACCTTATGCGAGGCGCCGTCAGCGAGCTTAGCATCGCCTATCCGAAATGGGAGACGGAGCTGCAACGCCTCCTTGCCAACTCGTCCTTTGAAGCGAAGATCCAGCTCGTGTATGATACGGGAATGATAGACAACTTCGACCCGTTCACCGGACGCATATATAATAATGTGCTCGGCTCAAATATTACGCAATGGAAGGAGAATGGTGAGAAATTCCAAGTGCTTAAACCTTTGCTGAAGGGAGTGAACGATATGTACACCGCCCGCAATAACGTGGATGCCGAACTGGATAAGCTTGTTAACATGCTAACGGCAGAGGACAATGCCAAGAAGAATGACAGGGGCGACGAGGCAACGAGACTGGCACTCAAGAAGAAATACGAAGACCTCAAGGAAGCCGCCTACTTAGGACTTGGTTATGTCTATGTTCCCAAGTACAAGAAGAGCAACAAGGTGCCTAAGGGCAAGGGTAACAATGAGGATAAGGAGCTGAAGGCTTGGGAGGAGCGTCTTAATGCGTTTAAGTCTGCCCGTCAGATGTATCAGAAGTATAAGGGGCTTCCCAACTGGGGAGCCAAGAAGGCTGACGATATGGTCAGAGGGCTGTTCCCGGAGGTGGGCGACCTTAGCTTCGACAAGTATTTAGAGAGCTTAGAGAAGTTAGAGAAGGTGCTGAAGCCTACCACCCCGGAGAGAAAGAAAGCCATTACCTCGCTGCATAGGGAGAGAAGCGAATGGAAATACTCCGAGATGCTGAAACCCGAGGCAGACCGACTGGCTGCTGACTTTGCTGAGATATTAGAGAGAGGCATCCGCCAGGCAGACCTCCATAAGGCGCTGATGGAGAAGACCGGCGACGAGGACTTCGCCTCACTCGCCTTCAGAGACGGCATGATGTGGGACGACCAGACCCGCGGTATGGCCCAGATGTTCGAGGAGATGACCGGCAGGAAGATAGACGGTCTGCTGGACGCTACCGACGCCACAGCCAAGAAGGCATTGGAGGACAACACCGACGCCTATAACCTGTGGAAGAAGATAACCGACCTCGTCAGAAACAACTATACGGGTTACCTCGAGAAAGCCGCTGACGCCATCAAGGAGACGGCGACTTGGGAGGAGAAGCTGATTGCCGTGGACGCGAAGTGGGACGAGCGCATAAAGCAGGCTGACAGACGCGGTGACACCTCCACTGCCGAGCGTTTCCGCCAGATGCGTGACAAGGAGAAAGGACAGGTAATGGACGCTCAGTTCAAGCAGAGCCAGGACTACCTAAACTTCTTCGGTGCGATAACGGAGATGGGAGAGATGAAGGCACGTGAGGTGGCGTCAGAGATACGTCAGCATCTTAACACTGCCCTGAGAGACGGCAGCATTGACGCAAGAGAGTATGCAAAGCAGATACAGCAGATAGACGAGCAGCTGCGCAAGCTGAGCGAGCGCAGAAAGGGCTTCTTCAACGGCGGCATCGTCGGCATAGCCGAGCGTAAGACGGAAGAAGGCAACGCTAAGATATCAATGGGCGCGACCAGCGTGGCGGCTGGTGAGGAGAAAATCCGTGAGGGCAGGATAAAGGGTGACATCGGCCTTGTAGCGGAAGGGCTGAAGCTCAAGATGACCGGTGAAGACCTTATCAGAACCGGCAAGAAGCTGGTAGGAGAAGGCATGACGCTGAAGAAGCGCTTCGAGAACATCGGCAGCGCCCTGGGCGAGATAGCCAATATCGCCAACGGCATAAGCGACGCATTCAACCAAGTCAAGGACATGGCAGACGCTCTCGGCATAGACACCGAGAGTGACGGATGGCAGGACGCACAGGCAGCGATGTCGTCGCTGACCTCTATCACTGGCGGAATCTCGAAAACCTTCAACGCCGTGAAGAACGGTGACATCGGCGGCGCTGTGAGCGGTGTGGCAAGCATCATAACTGGCCCGATAACCGCCTTCGCCAAGGCCCATGACGCTAAGAAGGAGCGTCAGATAAAGCTGGCGGAGCGCGAGCTGAAAGCCCTCGAAAACATGCAGACCACCATCAAGAACGCCATCGAGGACAGCTTGGGCGGCATCTATAACTACCGTATGGACGCGAAGACGACGGCGAAGATGAACAAGATAGTCAGCAGCTACGAGAATGGCGAGAAGAGCAACATCATGCGCATCGCCGGCATCAATCCGAGCGCCTACAGCAAGGAGACATACGAGGCAGCACAGAAGAGCCTTGCAGACCCGACAAACGCCTACCAAGCCGAGCTGACGGGGCTGATGGCACAGCGAGACCAGCTACAGCGTCAGCGTGCCAACGAGGACGCCAAGAAGAAGACGGACAAGGACAAGCTGGCCGACTACGACCAACAGATAGAGGAGATGGAACGCTCGATAAAGAACGCCGCGAAGAACTTCCTCAAGGAGCTGTACGGCGTGGACATGAAGAGCTGGGCAAGCCAACTGACAGACGCCGTGGTGAGCGCCTGGGAAAAGGGCGAGGACGCCATCGACGCCTACAAGAAAAAGGCGAAGGAAATGGTGAAGGACCTCACGAAGAACATCATCTCGCAGAAGATAATGGAGCAGGCCCTTCAGAAGCCCCTCGACTTCCTGACACAGCAGATAGAGAAGAAGGGCAGACTGGACGAGTATGACGTGACACAGCTCGCCTCCGACCTCTACTCAGCCGGTGAGAACAGCGTGGCGAACATCACCGCTGTCCTTGAGGAGCTGAAGCGCAGAGGCTGGGATTTCTCCGAGAGCGGCAGTTCATCGACCACGAACACCATAAAGGGTGTGACGGAAGAGACCGCCGACCTCCTTGCCGCATATCTGAACGCCATCCGCCTGGATGTGAGCGTGAACCGCGAGAATATCAAGGCAATAGCCACGAACGTGTCGCTCCTTCCTGCGATGAGCGAGATACAGAAGAGCCAGCTTGCAGCCATGAACCAACTCGTGACGCTCGCCCAGGTGCGTAACGACCGCATAGACGAGATAGTGACTTGGACCCGCAAGGTAAGCAACGGCTCATCAAAGATTTACGTGAAATAAGAAAGGAAACCACATGAAAGAAAGACAGTTATCCGACAAGATGAAGGCAGAGGCTATGGGACTGGGCCTCTGCCAGCAGTGGACAAACGAATGGGAGGACAACACCTCGAAGGACGAGATGGTGAGGAAGTTCGTGCGCGGTATAGACTTCTGCATAGACCACGACTGGCCCGACGTGAAGACCATAAAGCGTCAGTTCGGCGACGTGATACACAACCACGGCGTATGGGCGGACGAGAACGTCAGCGTGACGAACGCCCCGATGACCATCCTCAACGGAGAATGCGTATGCGACGCGACGTTCGACGGGACGGGCGCGGGCGAGGTGTACGTCCGTCATGGGAGCGTGCTCAGAGTGAAGGCGACCGGCTACGCACGGGTGTTCGTGACGCTGAGGGACGCGGGAGAGGTGTATGCCGAGACGGAAGGTCACGCCAAGGTGTTCGTATACAGATACGGCGGTGAGGTGAGGCTGGCGGCAGGCGACGTGACGGTACGTGAGAAGAAGAAAGAATAAAAAAAATATCGGATATTGCATAAATATTCACATCATAGTGTATATTTATGCAATATTTTTACTAATTTTGGGACTAAAATAGAGCAGTATGCAATATTATAAAGTGTTGATGCAAAGAGAGACGGCAGGAGCTGCCGTAACGGACACCATTTCGGCGTTCGGCATGTACTGCATGGACATTCCCTTCATGATGGCGACCAAGGCAAAAGAGCCTTCGAAACGCGAATGGAAGGACGAGGACGGCGACGACGAATACATACCCGTCGAAGGTCTGAAGATGAGCGCCTATGAGATGGGCGTGAAGTTCGGCATGAAGGGTAACAAGGACACGGCGAACAAGAACCTGAAAGCCTTCCTCGACTATCTGCGCGGCGGCACGATGAAGCTGTACTGCGACTACACAAAGATAGGCAGGCAGAACGTGCGCTTCGTGAGTATCGGCGAAGACGCTACGCTTGTAAGAGACGCCAACGGCGACTTGCTGATAATAAAGATAACATTCAAGGTGAACGATCCTGTCACCGACATAATCCTTACGATATGAAAGAGCGTATACGAGTGTACCATAAAGACGGAAGTCTTCTGAACGACATGGAAGGCAATGCCGTGGAGCTTAGCGCCGTGGAGATGACGGACGGCTGGATGGAGGACTGCTTCGTGCAGACCACCATCGAAAGCGCGTACCCCATAAACTTCTCCATCGGCGACTACATCGTATACCGTGGCGAGCGCTATGAGCTGAACTACGACCCCGGCAAGGCGAAGACAGCAAGAGCAGGCAGTGACAGAGGCGCTTTCAGATACGAGAACGTGAAGCTGAACGCCTTGCAGGACGAGCTTGTGAGAGCGCAGTTCTTAGACGTGGTATTGGGAATGGAGAACACGGAAGAGCAGACGATACCCTACACAGCCCTTCCAAAATTCGGCTTCTACGTGCAGACCGTGGACGACCTCCTGGACCGCATACAGGCGAATATGGACGAGCAGATGGGCGCAGGACTCTGGGCGCTGTACTCACGAAACAAGGAGCGCAGTCTGCAACGAGGCTGTGACGGAACCGTATGGGAAGAGATGTATGGCAAGGGCACTACTGAGACCATCATAGACTCCGCCGCTCTGACCATCGACAACCAGAACTGCTGGAACGCCCTCGCGTTAGTGAACTCGAAATGGGACATCAACTTCGTGGTGAGAGGACGCAACGTCTTCGTGGACACGACGGGACTGGAGGTTCCGTACGAATTTGTCTACGGCAAGCGCAGGGGTCTGTACGAGATAACACAGACCGCTGATGACAGCCAAGCCGTGACCACCCGTCTGCGTGCCTACGGAAGCGAGAAGAACCTTCCGACACATTACTACGCCAATCTGTGCGTGGATGTGTTCGGAGAGACATCGAAGATAAGTCATCTTGCCTCCTCGACGAACGCCGTCCTGCATATAACCATCCCGAGCCTTAGCTGGGCAGCAGCGGGCAGCTACTTCACGTCAGTGAGAGACGGATCGACAGCGGAGAGCAGAGAATATAACGTGACGGTAAAGTCGGGTGACATAGAAGGCAGAGGCTATGCCGTGTCGTCAGCACGAAAAGAGGGCGAGGGGACAGTCACGATAATCCTGAACTCGTCAAACGACGAGTATGGAATGACGATGAATGACGTGGTGGACTTCTACACCGCAGTGATGAAAGAAAGAAAGGTGTACTTCCTTCAAGGCGTGAACAAGCAGAGCTTCCCCTCGAAGAACATGATAGCCAATACGGACCAGATGCCGTCCCACATGGCAGTGACAAGGCTGATGCTGCCGGGCTTCCCCAAGATGTCCGTAAAGGAATGGTGGGACACGCAAGCTACCGAGGAAGAGAAGGCTTGGATAAACCCGAGCGGCAAGGAGCACCTTCTTTCCGAGCTGAAGAACCGTCCCTACGTGGACTCTGTGAACATCAAGGAGCTTGGCGTGAGAAACGGCAGCGTGATGTTCGATACGGAGAACAAGAAGGAAGGCATCATCGAGATATATCCGACCATCGAAGAAATGACGGTGGACGGACAGCGCATAGACGAGATAAACAGCGGTTCCGACATCAAGGACAACGGCATCTTCAAGGACGGGCAGACCGTACCGCCTTTCTCGGTGACGCTTCCCCCGAAGATAAACTTCGACATAAACATGCTGAAGAAGGAGGACTTCACAATCAGCATGAAGGACGGCAAGTGTGGCGGCAGAGAATTTAAGGTGAACGGATCAGTGAAGGAGAACGGCGTATGGAAGCTGACCCTTGACCGTGTGAAGGACGATGCCTTAGAGCTGTACTTCCCGAACAAAGACTCCCAGATAGAAAGCGGAGACCACTTCGTGCTGACCGGCATAGAGATGCCCGACTCTTACGTGGAGGCGGCATCGGCAAAACTCCTGAAATACGCCCTCGCATGGCTGGACAAGAACGACTATACGCGATACGTGTTCGAGCCGAAGGTGGACGAGATATTCATGGCGTATCAGCATGACAAGGCGAAGGCAGACGCCACCGGCAAGACGGCGAGTCTTTACGAAACCCTCAAGGCAGGCAGTCTGCTGCACTTCAGCGACACGGACCTGAATATAGACAAGAGCGGCGTCATAGAGAGACTCATCATCCGTGAGGAGCTTGGCAGCATCCCCACTTATGACGTGACCATCAAGGAAGACAAGGATGTGGGAACGCTGCAAAAGATGCAGGACGCCATAGACACGGTCACGATGAGCGTGAAGTCGGGTCTCTCGTCGGCGCAGATAGAAGGTCTGATACGCAGCAGGGGAGCGAAATACTTCCTCTCAAAGACAGATCCCGACACGGCGCAGGACGTTATCCGCTTCCTTCTCGGTCTGACAATCGGCAGGACCGAGGACGGATATGGCGTGACGGGCGAGGGAGCTGCCACGCTGAGCAGCTGTGTGGTGGAGAGCGTACGCAACGCTGAGGCTACCGACGAGGACCGAACCATCGTGGGCGGCAAGGGCTTTGACCTCTATATGGGCAAGGACGGCAAGAGCCACCTCTACATTGACTACCTGACGACAAGGACGAAATTCTTCGCAGCAAGCGCTGAGATAAGAAAGGTGAGCTATTCGGGCGGTACTACGCTCTTCTCAAACGCTGGCAGCACGATAATGAAGGTGGCTCACGTACTGGATGATGCTGGAGTGACTGTCGGCTACAAATGCTATGCTGCTGCTGATGACGGCACAACACGGACGGCTAACTGGTGGCATGTGGGCATGATGGCGCTGTGCCAGACCTTTAATGTGAAGGCTGGTGAGACGGAGAACCTTCAGAACCGCTACTACTGGCGCCTTGTGGTGGGCACGGGTCAGGAGACGTTAGAGGACGGCAAGCTGTATGACTACGTGATACTGTCAAACAAGAGGACGTTCATGGGCAGCGAGGCTTGCGTGCCGGTGACCTCGCAAAAGGTGATAGGCTCTGACGGCAAGGCGTTAGTGTTCGGCGACGTGATGATACAGGTGACCACAACGGG